TATATAGGGAAAGAGGCAGTTTTAACACTGCCTCAATTACCTTGCTATATTGTATCTTCAAGTTCGCTGTCAGCCGTGCTATCATCATAGCCAACCGCTACGGCTTTTCCCGATTGGCTCACGATTTTTTTGTGAGTGTGATTTCTGTTGGATAGCCTTGGTCATCCTCTGTTACCGCAACATCGTAGTTATCCTCAATCCACTTAGGTACTGTCTGAACTGATACAGTCGCAGTTCCTGTTAAGTGGTCATCAGAAGCCTCACCTGGGGCAAATGACTCCTGTCCAATAAAGGCACAGATACCCTCTGAACCTTTTCCGTCTGTACCATAAAGAATGATAAAGTCGAGCTTCTTACCCTCGTTAGTTACCATCTCGTCTTTGTACTTTTTCTCAAAAGCTCCCTCAACTTCCATAGAACCGGCTGAACGTCTACCCATTTCCTGCGTCTCTACTAAATCTTCAAGGGTTGAAGTATCTACCATGTTCTGTGAACCGAATGGTGAGGGAATTGATTTTGCCCTTATTAAGAGCTTGTAAGTTCCAGCCCAGTAATTGCCACTTGTGGCGGATGCGGTTGGTGTCTTGTAAGCAATTCTGCTTTTTAATCCTGTTGCCATTTTTATTACCTCCTAATTTTTCATAAAAAAATAAGAGCCAAAAAGCTCTTATAATCTATCGTTCCAGTCGAATGACCGCCTAGCACGTAATGTTGCTGTCCATAATTTGCCGTTTTTTCTAGCGAATGGGGCTGGCGCTAACTTGAATGACATGGCTTTGTATTCATTAGCCACTGTCTGCGCCACATCCAAAGCTTCTGAACGGCTTTTATTCGTTGTAACAGTCACTTGTGCTGTAAATAACACTGTATTCACTCTTTCGCACTCTAAATCCTCATTCTGTTCAATAGGTTCGAGTGCCTGAACTAGCACTGTCGGGAAGCTAGCCGCCGCACTGTCCGACTGTTCCTCTTGTGTAAATTTTAGCTTGGGATATTTAGTTTTCAATTTTTTCTCACATCGGGTTTTCACAATCGCATATGTGAGGTTTTCAAGGTCATAAACCCATTGATTTTGACTCGCCACTTTATCTCACCTCAACTAAAATTTTTCCGTGCTGTTTTCATAATGTCATTTTCCATTTTTAAAAATGCGCTATACATCGGCATTGTAGGTGTAATGCCGTATGAATGGTGTAATTCTCCGCTTTCGTCTCTCCAATACCAGCCCTCACTATCGAATGCGTGTGTCTGCCCTGGGAAAGTTCCCTGACCGCCTCTTGCATCATTGAAATGTGGTTTAGCTTTCCAACCTGAGCCGTATTCAGCCATAAGCAAAGGCGATACATCAACTGTCTTAAGTCCGTCTGCCGTTTGCCATGTGCTTTGTATCTGCCCTGTTTCGGTAGCAAGCACAATAGCCGTACAGCCGTCTGTTGTATCTTTAATTTCGTAACTAAATGTAATATAGTGTCCGAAATTGCCTGTATTTGCTTGCGCTACAGCAATGCCATTACTAGCGAGCTCTCCAACAAATGCTATGCACTTGTCCTGTAAGCGGTCTTTGTATCTTTCAAGCTTGTCTATCGCATCTTGTATAGATTTTTCTGTCAGAGAAATGTCAAGTTTCATAATTACACTTCTTTCACGACTGCTTTCAACATGTATTTAACCGAATAGAGAGAGGGTTTTACTCCGACTATCGTAAAGTCTGCGGAAGTTGAATCAACTAATCCGTTTTCGTCCTTTGTAGGCTCGCTATCAAGCCAAATAATGTCACCTTTTTTAAAAGGGTATTCTCCTCTGTCTGTCAGCAAAACAGCGTCAAAATCAGCCGTATTAAAGCCATATTCTTTGTTCTGCGCTTCTCCTCCGTCAAACGATATATTCGCCCGAAAATCAACCGGCTCCGAAAAGCCTGTTTCCTCATGGGTGTAATATATCTTCTCTCCGTCCTCTGTTTCGTAAAACTTTAGATTTCCGTCCTCGTCTTTTTCATAGACTGTGACTGTTTGGCCTTGGAGTGCGTACTTCATGGCTTGCTTATTGATGTCAAGCATTTTTCTTTATCTGCTTGTAAATCTGATTAACACCGGTACTTGCCATGCCCGACACAATGCCAACTGCTATTGCATCTAGAATGTTGTCTGCCGGATAACCGGGAATTACAAACATTCCAACAATACCGAGCACTCCACCGGCTACACCTACGATAATAGGAATAACATTATCTTTAACCTGTGGTATCTGCTTTGAAGCATATCCGATTAAATAAGTAATTACCATAATAGCAACTACTGTAGGTACTTGTGTAAAGTCCATCAGTTTTTACCTCCTTTGCCTAAATGGATTTCCTCAATCTCATTTTTCATTTTTGTTACCATACCATTACCGCCGAGTGCGTGGTATGCGTCATACATCTCGCAAAAATTCTGATACGCATATGAGGGAATTTCGCCAAGCTTCATGTACTTGTCATGGTATTCGATAAGCTGTACTCGTAAAAGTAACATTGTACCTTTTCCGTTTGCTTGTCGTAGCTTCTTTTCCTCTTCAATACGTTCGTTTCTTTCTTTTGTGTCTATTGCTTTTTGTTTTTTCTGCTCTTGTAAAAGCCAAACAATATAACCCAAAAGCGCTGTCAGGACAATTGGCAAGGCAATAATGTATGTCTGATAGATTAAATTATTCATCTTACAGCCTTTCGTCTTTAGTAATTGGCACACCGCCCACCACCTCTTAATGTGTACCGCCTGCTACCACTTTACCGACATTAGTAAAATGGTAACGCACAATCTTCTTTTGCTTATAGCACTTTGACAAAAGGAAATACTCCGACAAACAGCTTATCTCTGTCTTTCCATGTACGGCTCACTCCACCCTCACTCAATGCGCTCATATAGTTCTCACCAGCTTGTGAATGGTCGTAGACAGCGAGATTGATAACGACATTCTCAAACTGCTTTAAATCGGCAGTTATATCATCATCAGTGAAAGTGTCCGGATAACACCTTTTTGCTTTTACATCTTCCGTGGCTTGTCTAATGAGCTGTTCAATGAGTGGGTTATCTTCTTTGTCGTCGAACACTACCACATCAGATGTTGTATCATCATCGTTTGTGACAGTTTCGATATGATATTGTCCGAGTCTTATTTTGACTTGCTCTAATGTGGTGTATTCCATGCCAAGCTCCTTATAATCCAAATTTTTCAATTAACAGTTTCTTTAGCTCTGCTCCTGTAAGTTCTTCTGCATTGTCTATACCTTGTTCTGCGGCAAAAGCCTGTAAATCAGATGTAGACATGCGATTAATGGTTGTCTTGCTATAATCAAAAGAAGCTCCGGAATTATTATTTTCCGGAACCTCTTCGCCAGCGTTATACCATTTACCATTATGAATCACTATATATGGATATTTCATAGTTGCGCCCCCGACTCTTCGCTATGAACCTCATATACGAATGTGCTATCCATATTCTCATATGATGGAAGAACAACCTCGGAAGCAAATGTTGACATCTTCATAGGTGGTCCGTACTCTGTCTTTGTAGCAACTGTGATACCCACACCATATACTGTTACATCTACATCAGCTACCTGTCTTGCAGTTCTTTCTTCTGGTGTAGTGCCAAACCAAGTGCTGCCAAGACTGCCCTCCGGAAGAAGTGTAACCTTGTTATCCGGGTAGAAGTACTGCTCCTTGCCATCATCATCAATGTACATCTTATCGTAAAGTACGATAGTGAGCTTTGTTCTCTTCTGCACTATTGAAATAACAGTATCATCGTCAACATCAATAGTTGCTGTAAGGTTTTGTGCAAGGATTGAGTTCCTTATCTGCGCATTATCAAGCAAATACTGGAATGTATTGCTGTTCATAAGCGCATATCTAGCAATTTTGCCCTGCTTCTGCAACTTCTTTCTTGCATTGTTAAGGTCTGTAAGTGGCTTTGAATTAGCTGTATCGCTCCACATACTTGTGCCGGATAACTTTGCATAATGGTCTTTTGCATATGAGCCATCTTTATCGTAATCATAAGCGTACTGAACACCATCGCTCACAATGGCAATTACTGGGTGACCCGCACTTGTGGCAAGAAGCGACATTCTCATACGCTCAGGTACAACTTCTGCACCGCTTACAAGGTTGTTAGTATCGTCATATACGCTTGATAAGGCACTTGCAAGGTAAGGGTCATCTTCTGATTGAATACGCTCGATTTCAAGCATTTCCTCTTCACCGACTGTCATTCCCTCGCGGAAAAATGCCATCTGTGTTTTTTCCTTGCTTAATCCCTCTCTAGCTCTAATTGTTGGGATTGTGTCAAAGTTGGATGGTGCAAGTGATACTGGAAGCCCTTTATGTGTCTTAATCCAGCTTAAATCAAGCCCCTGTTTCTTTCTTTCCGGAAACCACTGTAAACCAAGATAAGGTATCTGATTACTAGCGTTTTCTGTTGCTGATAATGCAATAGACTTACTGTCTAATACTTCATTAATTAACATCTGTTTACCTCCTGTTATTATTCAAATACAATCATTGGAAGAGCTGTCTTAACTGTTTCGTCATATGTAACGCCTGAGTGTGCTTCTGCTACCTTTGTGTTAAGATATGCTTTCTTAAGCAGTACTCCCTGTGGTCTGTCCTCTGTTACATCAAATCTCAAAATGCCGATTGTAGTTGCTGTATTGTCTACAACTCCTGTCTTTCCAATTGGTGTACCGGCTTTAACAATTTTCTTTCCGTTTGCGTCTTTATCTGTGACCGCAGAAAAATCAAGTGTTAAAGGAATTGCCTCATTAGGCTCTCTTTTGAGAATCTGTACGTCTCCCGCGTATGAAGTCTTTTCATACTGCATATTCATTTCCTTTGCCATTTTTTACCTCCTGTTATTACTGAATGTAATGTGATAAAATGTTGTTGCTTTTAGGTGCATCAGATATAAGGCTTTCTGCTATCTTTTCAGCATTTGTCTTATTTCCTGTACCACCATTGTTATTGTTACCGCCATTATTAGGATTAGGAGTACCTTTGAGTGCATTCTTCTCATACTCCGCTATCGCATTGGCTTTCATGTCGGAAATAATCTTTCCAAGTGATGTTGTGTCAAAAGAGCCATCCTCTTTTACTACTGTCTTTGCCTGTTCCGCAGTAATGCCAAAATCAGACATTGCACTCTCTCGTAAATCTCTGACAGCATTATCTTTCTGTAGCTTGGCTATCTGCTGATTGGCTGTCTCTAAGGCTTTATTTGCCTTTTCAAGTTCAGTCATGTTGCCAGCCTGTAAATCATCAAGCTGTGCCTGTAGCTCGTCAGCTTTGTCGGCTTTAGCCTTGTACTGATTGGCTTTCTCTTTCTCTCTTGCCGTTTCCTCACCGCTCTTGTTAAGCAGATTTGTTATCTGCTCATCCGTTGCGTCCGGAAAAAGCTTCAAAACATCATTTCTTGTCATTTCAATTACCTCCGTAACTCACGCTTTTGTTATCGCGGGTCGCTCCCGCCGAGTTTTTCTGTTGTTTAACGCACAACTGCAAATTTTTTGTATAATAAAAAGCAACCTATAAGTTTCCTTACAAGTTGCTCATTATTTGTAATATTTAAGACTGCATCTACACCCTGCTATTTCTTTTACCTCTGCGCCTAGCGAATGGTCTTTTGGAAACATCATCAACGAATTTCCAACTTCAAACGGCTCAAAAATATTAATTCTCTTTTTGTCAACATTCGCATGTGTGGGTCTGACATGTGAATCTTCTTTTGAGCGCCATTCTTTTGTTTTGTAGCCCTGTTTCACCATTTCAGTTTGCAATCTGTAATTGCCGACTGCATTAGCTTCATTCGCAGCTACATTTTTTGCTCGCTTCTGTGAAGTAAAATACTCTACTTTAACATTTTGTTCGGTAGCGTCAACTACCTCATTCACAATGTACCGGGCATAATCCGTAATATATGAGGGGGTTTTCTTTGCTTTACAGTACTGTGTGGCAATGCTCTCATATCTGATGATAAATTCTTTAGTGATAGTGGTTATTTCTGTTTCTTCCTTGCCGGATAACAAGGCAAATAGCATAACAAAGATTTTTTCAAACTTTTCAGCAAGCTTTTTTCTATCTTCCTTTTCCTCGTCAGATAAATCCATCTCACCAAAATATGTGTCATAATCTATGTCTTGTATTTCATTTTTGTTAAGTGCGTGGATTTCGTCTGCCATATCAAGCTCCAAAATAAATTGACAGCCAATTATTCATCGGCTGTCTTTCCATTGTTCTTATCATTGTTATTATTGTTAGGTATAGCTGTTGTCGGCTGTTCTTCCGGGAATAGCATTTCCATACGCTTAGCGCTTTCAAGAGTGACTTGTTCAGGGTCGCTAAACATGTCAATCGTCTTAACGGCTCTCTTGTAATTGATACCGCACCTAAGTAATATTTCAAGCACTTCTGCTTTAACAAGCATGTTATCTAGCTTATTATGATTAATGTGTATCTCAACATCACTAGGCATAAGCGTAAAGCCCTTATTAATTCTCAGCCTGTTAAGAATAAGCCTAAGTGCCATTCTCTCCGATTTCTTAAGGATAGGCTCATTAATAGCCGTCCTAAGTCCGGCGTCATAATGCCCGTTTCGTAGTTCTACGGCAGAACCGGTATCACCGCCTGTGTTGCCCTGACGATTTGCAAGCCCTTGAATACTTAAAAATCTTTCAAAAAGGTCTGTGAATACCACTTGTCCCTCTGTCTGATTAAGTTCGCTCGTCATTACATCAACATCAGCCTTGTTGTCTGAGCCATTGTTAGATTTGACTACCAATGCTCCCTCTTGTCGCATTTTCCTGAATGTATCTATATCAATCTCACAATTAACGAATTTCACCCATGCAGACACAAACTGCTCGACTCCATTAATTCTGTCTGATGTAAGCACGTTAATGGCGTCTGTGATTGCAATAGTCATTTCAATGTCAGATAATCGCCTTGCATTATTTGGATATTCAATCACTGGGATTGCTCTGTTGCCATTTATTCCGCTTGCATAAATCTTATCGTTGCGAATATCAAACCACTCATTGTCAGTGAACACGTAATAAATATTCGCTCCGTCCTCGTCCTCTCCGATTTGACAAGAGAATGCCGGACGTCCGTTTGAGTAGTATGCTACAAACGTATACATTGGATTTTCAGAAGATAAGTAAAAATCGCTCTCATCAAGCAGCTGTCCTTGTCCGTCATCATTACCGATGAATCTGTAGCCGGTACCGCATATGCTTCTCCAACGATGTATGTCTATGTCACACTCCTGTTTGCTTTCAGAGTCCATCGTGATGTTAAGCTGTGTGATTTCCTCTGACTTGTGGTTATCTGTGCCACGCAGCACATATTGAATTGGCTCGGCACACATCTCTGCGGTTTTGCGCTCAACAAGCTCATACGCAAGATTTACAGCAATTTTGTTATTGATTTCCGGGCGGTTTACTTTCTGCCGATACAAAATTGGTTGGTCGCCACGATAGTATCTGTCAAGATACTCAATCTCAATAGCGTTTTGCTCGTGAATCACAAGTGCTTTATTCAGTTCTTCGATTATGTTATTTTTTGTGATTTGCCTTTTACGTGTGAAAATAACTTGTCTGCCGTAATTATTTTGGCAGACGGCCGAAAAAGGTCTTACATTTTTATGAGCATATCTATACATCAATAAAACCTCATGCCACTTGCAGAAGTTCTTTGTGGAACCTCTTTTATCTGAAATTCTTGTGTGCCAGCCCAAAACCATATCCATTTACGGCAGTGCGTACACATTACTTTGTGGTGTTTCTTGTCGCTTTTATTTACCCACGTTAATAGCTTTCCGCAACGAGGGCACATTACACTTCGTTTTCCTGTTGGTACAATATTAATATTTTGATTATTCATGTCACCCTCGATTCACAAAAAATAGCACCCACAATCTGTGAGTGCCATTTCTAAAAGAGATTTTACGCAATGAACGAATTACATTTTTTTCATCTTACACATTATCACATTCTAAGCGAACCGAACGAACAAGCTTACATTTTCTTAAAAAATCTTTCAAACTCCATTCTTACGCTATCTGCTGTGGCTTTACCGCCAAGCGCATATGCCGTCTGTAGCCATGATTTGTTTTCCAAAAATCTAAAATTAATTATTCTTCTCATTCTGCTATCATCAAGGCTTGCTATAAATTCCTCTACATCGTTTGTTTTTTCAAGCAAATCATCTTGTAAAAGCTGTAATGTAGTCATTCTTGAGTATAATAATGTGCGCTTACGTCCGTATTCAGGGTATGGTACGCCCTCGATTTTGAAGTGCTGTGTGCCACCCATGCCTCCTGACACAGTGTCAATCACGCTTCCTCCACTTTCTATCTTTTCAAGGTCATCTTGCAATTTAGCAATTTTCTTTCTAACCTCTTTGATTTCCTCTTGTAAGTCTGAATACTGTGATAAAACTTCCTTTGTCATTAATAAAGCCCTCCTCTGAACGGATTGTGTACTGCTTCAACCTTTGCTATTCGCTTTTCCCTAAAAATCATATCGCACAACTGTGCTGTAGAATCCACGCCATCATCATGTTTCATTTTGCCCTCATATGTGCAAGAAAGAACGTTTTGAAAATATTTCTTGTATTCCTTAGTCTGTCTTTCAAGTTTTATGAAATGCAGTTTTCTTATATCCGGCGCATGATTTTTAATTCTGTCCATTTTTGCAGTTTTGTTATCTGCCGGGTCATGGCTTGTCAATATTGGGTAGCAATCTTTTTTCCATATTTTCTCGCAGTCCAAACGATAGGCAGATGTTGTTTTTGTTTCCTCAAAATGTACCTCTGCCGTTTTATTCGGGAATTTATCTAAGTGGCTTTCCATTTTGCTTGTTACTTCGGGAATTGTTATATCCTTATCGCCATCGTTATACACAACATCTACGATATAGTATTCCTTTTCAATCTCATAGCAAATCGGCATTGATACAAAGTCTCCACCACCATATGCTGGGTCGTTTGCCGAAAAGATTCTATCAGGTCTTATTCCCTCAATTTCTGCTGGGTCAAAAAAGTTCATGTTGTCAATATTAAACATCTGACCTTTTCTTTCTATCGGTTCTTGCTGATATTGGGCGAACCATGAAGCCATATCGTCATTATCTTCAAATGAAGCCATTCTGCGCTTATAATCTAATGTGGAATATCCCAATTTGTAGGGATAATCAAAATTGCTCTCATTGTTTTCATTAAGCGCCGGAATTATGACCTCTCTATGACGTATGTTTTTATATTCAGGATTGTTTGCAAGCAATTCCAATCTGCGTCCTTGAACATCTTTCGGCGCCCATCTCGTGCCTATTCCTAGCAACTTTGCTTTGCCGGGTTTAATTCTCGGCATAAAGTTATTATCAAACTTTCCCCAAACTGTAGCCTGTCTATCCTCGCTTAATGCTTCATCAATACCACTAAATAAATCATCATATACTCCCAAGCCGTCACAGTCACACGCTCCGTTCAGTGTTCCGTATATAGAGCGCATCGTAAATGTTGGGTATGTTTTTTTACGCAAGAAGTCTATCGTAAGGTCTTTTCCGTCTGTGATAGCTTTTTTCTCTACAATTTTAGGGTAAATCTCTTTGTAGGTGTACGTTGGGTCATTTACCATTTCTAATGTTCCATCGTAGAATCCTCCTGTTATCTTGTCGGAATATGCCGAATATAGATTTGACCTCTCGGGTCTGTTCGAGCCAAACCACAAATTACCCATTTTAACAATTTGAGTCTTTCCAATACGTCCGGGGCAGAATACCATGCCCTCATCAAGTTTATCATCGTACAAATCTTGAATGAGCTGTGCCACTTTGCTTAACGGATTTCTTCTTGGCAAATAAAATCTTTCCCATGGTGGACGATTTTTTTCCATATAAATCATAAAGCTCTCAAACTTATAGTGAGCTTCCATAAGAAATAAATCAAAATAGTGATTAACTAAGTCATATGGTGTAGTCTCATGCTTGAAATGGTAATAATCCAAGTCCCAAATCGTACCACCTGTTTTAGCTGTGCAGAAGCCCTCTATAAGCTCTTTTGCCCTCTTAGTAAGCTGTAGTCCATATTCAATGTCTTTCTCGCCGTTTATGGCTACACTGCAAGCGTCTACATAGGCATTAATTACTTGCTCGTCTATTCCTTTATCCTTTATGTAGTTTTCATATCCGTTTACTGTGGAAATAAGGCTCTGACTAGCCATAAGAAAAGCACCTCCACTTTTAAAAAGCAAAGGTGCTTATAGACCTCTGCCTATAACTGTTTTAGGGTAGCGACTACAATCAATCTGTAACCGGTAATTGTTTTTATTCGTTTGCTTTGAAATTGTAAATCGGTTTTATAATGTCAACTATTTCAACGGTATCTTTTATATTTCCAATTATTTCATCCATTGTTTTATATGCCATAGGGCTTTCATCAATCGTAGATGTATTTACAGATGTTGTAAATATTCCGTCCATTGCTTTTTGATACTCTTCTAGCAAAATGCTTTCTTTTGCCTTTGTTCTGCTCATTGTTCGCCCTGCTCCATGCGGCGCTGAATAATTCCAATCTTCATTTCCCTTGCCAATTCCCAAAATGCAACCGTCACGCATGTTTATTGGTATCAGTACCTTTTCCCCCATTTTTGCAGAAATAGCACCTTTACGGACAATATTTGTATCGTGTTCAATGTAGTTGTGAATCGTTTGAAATCGTTCAGTTTCTTTTGTAACTTCCCACCCCATATAGTAACAAATAATGCTCTGAATGGCTCTTCTATTAATTTCCGCAAACTCTTGACATAATTTCATATCGTGCAAATACATTTCTCTATGTTTTCCAACAAGATATGATAACTCTCTAGGGATTTTAGTTGTATTTGCTTCGTAGGACTGCTTTAATTCTTTGATAGCCTTGCTGATTTCTCTTTCTCTTTTACATTTTTTGTATTCAGAAATCAATTTCTCACTATCTTGTTTGAAATTCGATTTTCCCGAAATATCAGCAATCGCCATTTGCTGATATATTTCTGCGACTTGCTTTCCGACATTTCTACTTCCCGAATGAATAACAAGATATTTATTATTCTTGCTATCGCTATCAACTTCGATAAAATGATTGCCGCCTCCCAACGTGCCGCAACTTCTTTTCAGCCAATCTATATTTTTCAACTGCTCCTTGCAATACAATTTTTCAATAATATCGCTTGCGACAGATGAGTTTTCTTCTTCATGAACCTTTCTACCGCAGATAGGGCAATAATTGATTTTTATATATCCAAGGCAACCACTGTCTCCTGTGTCAATCAACACTCCGAATCCGTTTTCATCTTTGCAAATAAAATCTCCGCCGGCGTATCTTTTTTCGTATATTCATCATCGTTCATTGCTATATCTTCGCAAAACTCACACATGCTTCTCACTCTTCCTTTGCCTTAAACAGTGTGTCAGGAAATGGAATGCCTAAAAAATGCATATTTGCGTACTTCCTAAATGTCGGCACACTCATGCCGGCTATCTTTGCAGCTTGTGCCTGTGAACATCTGCCATATGCGTATTCCATTAATCCCTCTCGGAATGAATCAATATTTCGTGTCTTAACTCCCTTTGCCATATTTATACCTCCGCTTAATACTCTATAATGCCTTGTGCCAACTGTAGCAGATAGTCGCTTTTAGCAAAATGCGTTATCGAGTAGTTAGTCTCTCTTCTATGTGTTCGTCTGAAATGCTCATTAACCATTCTATCAAGCCCTGTAAGCCCTGTTTCGTCTGTTAGGTAAACATCTTGTCCACTCAAAGTGATTATGTTCTGTATCGGTCACATTAGAAAGCGACAGGCATACATTAGTCAGAGTCTTATCCGTCAAGATTGGGTGAAACTTGCAAAAATATGTTTCGTACAGGTTCATGTATCTGTGAAATGAGCTTTTAACTGTTCTTCTGATTGTTTCGTTTTCAATACTGTTGTCACAGATTTCAGAAAATCTATTGAGCATATCATCTTTCTTTGCTTGCATATCCTGTCGGGTGACTCTTGCCGTCTGTTTCTCGAAAACAGATGTATGTACCTCTCCAGTAATCTCTGAATTATAATCTCTGTTTAAATTCTCTGTAGTAATCTCTGGTAATGGTCTGTCACATTGTCCCTCTCGACAGGTCATTTTGTCCTGTCGGTCTGTCATATTGTCTTGTCGATTTGTCATTTTGTTCTCATCGGAATTAAATTCATCCACAAGCTCTTGTAATTTTTCAGTATCTATTGTGTACCACTTTGTTTTATCAATGCCCAATTTGTTATAATTAGCAGATACAACAACTCCTTTATTTTCAAGCCTTGTGAATGTTCTCTGTATCGTTTTTTCACTCCAATACGGAAAATCTTTAGCTTTCCAATCGCTGTATGAGTTATATACCCAATATCTGTCGTCAATAAAATTTTTACCGGCTTTTCTGTTAATTCCTAGCCAATAATTTAATTGATTTAACACTATTGCCTCGTTTAAATCTCCTAAAACAAGTGCTAAATCAGTATTTATGATAAGTGTCTTTGATTTGTCTACAAAAAGTTCATTAAAATTCATAAATTACCTCCGTACCGATAACTCCGTGATTTATATAAAAACAGTTGTCAGGCGGTCACGGTTCCGCTTTTCGTGTTGCAATCACTAGGCAACTGATTTTACCGAATTTTTAAAAAAGGCAAAATACACTCCATCAAAAGGTTTCCCAAAACACATTACAGAATTTTGAAGTGTCTCACCCATTGCTTTCAGTCGCGCGTACCTACTAGCAACTTGTTTTTGTGTGTTTTCTTTTATTTTTCCGAAACTGCTATATTGCAGGCCTCCGTCAGCATTACGCAACCGCTATTCAAGATATAACAGCTCGCACTAAACCGACGTATGATTGATGTGGTGTGGATTTGAACCACACATGTCAGAACAGCGCATAGAACACTATTATCTGTTTTCACAGAGTAGTTGCTTACCCCATTTGCATACACATCAGCAGTCAGCATACACCGACCAACGCCGACATCGTGACTCGAACACGAACAACATTTCTGTTGGATAGCTTAGCAAGCTATTGGAATACCTTTATCCCATATCGGCACGCGCCGTGGCAACACTGATTGTCACCACGAATAGCCTTTTGTACTTCAAGGCTACGTAGTGCTACTAACACTACTAAATCGGCAAGGTTGGGAATCGAACCCACGACCAATCAGTTAATAACCGACTGCTCTACCACTGAGCTACATGCCGTTAATGAGGGTGTAGTCTAAGGAGTGGCTACACCCTCCGGAGATATAAATTTGTATGTGCTGTAGGAAAAGAACTAAGAAACCTACAGCAAAGGACATGTGAGGAATTGCACCTCACCTAAGACTCATATGATTTGAGTTGCCCTAGTTTAACAATTAAAGGGGGTATATATGTCTACTCTGCCTATTACAGGTGTCTTTACGACAGGTTGGTTTTCACGCTCGTGCATTGTGGGATTATACACGATTAACCCTCACGAGCCTTGTGACGGCTCTTAACAGCTTTCCACTATGAGGGTGAAAGGAACTACTAAGTCCAATGTCGGGGAACCAAGTAAACCCCGAACAGGGCATGTTGGATTTGAACCAACGAATGCAGGAATCAAAATCCTGTGCCTTACCGCTTGGCGAATGCCCTATATTTATTGCCACATGAATGCTATGGCAAGTATTTGACCGAGCATTACCGCAGCGCCGAAAAGTCTCGAGCTAACTGTCTCTTTTTCGTTTAATGTGGCACTTGTCATTCCAAGCGCAATTAATGTCAGCCATACTGTTGTTGCAATTTTTAGTACAAACATGATTTACACCTCCAAATCTAATTATCCTTGTTTTCTTTCAATATTGACTCAGCTATGCACGCAAGAACTAAAAACACTATTGAGACTACCATTGAGCATCGGTCAGAAAAGAGTATTCCGTAAAACATACAAAATAAAATTATCCATGTATACAGGCCCTTAAGAAACATTGGCATGAATTTATAAACAATCTTGTCGAAAATCTTCCATTTGCGCTTAGATTTAAGCTCATGAGCCTTAATTGTGTACCATGCAGCCTTACTCATATCCTCAGTTACAGAGCCTTTATGTCCGGCACGATATTTATACTTGTATGCAGTAATTTCACACCATTTAGCCACATCCTTAAGCCCGTAAATGTCAATCATTTCATCAATGCACTCTTTACGATTAGGCAAGTTGTAGTGGCTAGGGTGATTTACCATTTCGGAATTAATTTTATTAGACTCAAATCCTGTTAATTTCATTACTGTTAGCTCCTTTACTGTTATATATTATATATAACTAATATTTTATCGTAGTTGTATGTATATATATTATTATTGTGTATGTTGTTTAATTAATATATAACTTATGTTATAATAATAAATACTGCTTGGTACGATTGAGGTATGGGTAAAGGCCTTTTTGTTTTGGCGGATATTTTGGGGGCTAAGTGGGGCGGTTTGTCGCTTTTCATATACACCCCCAGGGCACCCAATATGTGCATTGCTCGGCTCTCAACCATCAAGCATTTTAAATTGTATCTATTGCATGTACAATTCATCTATATGCTTTCAACTCTTCGCTAAACAACTGTTTTGTGAATAGTTGTAATAATTCGATAGCCTGCAAAGCCTTGTAAATCAAGGGGTTAGAATTGTATCAGTTGTATATACAATTACTTAGCATTATCAACCATGTTATTATCCGATAATGCTTTAATATTCTGACTATTTGTACCGCCTAACTGTGGTAATTCATTGGCACTTAACGCTCTCGCTTGCTGTCTGCTGTCGCTTGTGTAAGGTGAGGCCCAACCATAACGCCTGTTGAGTATTGCAATTACTCCCACAGGATTCTTTGTACCGGTCACGAGCTTATTCGATAGACTTTCTTCCTGATATTTTCTCAGTTTTTCCAAAATCTCCGATGCTATCGGGCTTAGCGTATTCTTCCCCCAATCATAAATAGTACTATCAGGGATACCAGTTAAAGAACTAAAACCCAATATACTAACCTCTTTATCATACTTCATGCACATATCATATATATATATATCTAATACATACATTACTAATTTAAAATTATAACTATTAAAGCTACTCTCTTTATACATACCATTATCTAATTTATAATTTTCTTTAGATTTAAAATAATTACTATCAAATAACTTTTTTTGGATATAATATAAAGCACTATTCCATACGCTTTGTGATTCTTTTTTTATATCCTCAATCTTATTAACTTCACAAAATTCATTTAGATAAAATAATAAATCGTTTTCATATATTTCAATCTGATCTGACATCGCAGCACATCCCCCAAAAGCCAAAATAAAAAAGCCCGCACCACTTGGAACAATTCCAAGTAATACGAGCTAACCGGCATTCGCTTATTAATTAAATTTAAAATAATAATAATCAAATATACTTATTTTGTCAATACATGGATTATTGAATATATAATAACAACTGTATTGATTAATATATACCATATCACATACATATATATTAATTATATATAAAATAAAAAGCCGGCCATAAAAACCGACTTTAAATTTTAGAATGGACACTCATTGTTATTGTTTTCCAGCTCGTCCAGCTTCTCCAATACTAATTGGTTTACAAAGCCATTAATTGTAAGCCCTTGCGCCTGTATTCGGTCTTTTGTGCCCTTTGGCAAAGTAACGCTTATTCTGTCGTAGCTCTCTCTTATTCTGTCGTTCTGCTTTTGTATACGCTTCTTGTAGTTTTCAATTATTTTCTTTTCATCCATTTTTTACACCTCATTATATAAATTAATAATATCAATAATCACTGGCAATAATACTATAAATAATATTGCTATACATAAATATATAATAATTAAATTATTATGTCAATAATAATTCATTACATAATATAAATAATAATAGTTATTTCTTATTATATGCATTAATTCATTTATTATTGATTTTACTATTGCATTAATGTAATTAAATTTTATTGCAATATTTTTTAATTTATGTATTGACATTACATAAATGCAGTGTTATTATAATGTCAAGCCGAAAGGCAAGGAACAAAATAACATTTTATTAAATATGGAGGTACTTTTATATGGAAAGAATCAAAGAGTTAGAAAATGAATTAACAAAAGTTTGCGGCACTCACGAAAATGATTGCTCCAAGTGCCCAAAACAAAAAGAATGTGGAGAATATTGTAAATTGGCGCAGATTTACGAAATAGTAAACAGATAAGAAAGAGGGTCTAAATATGAAAACAAACGATACAATCAAAGTACATTTATATGATTTAAGTAATAAGGAGATAAAAACCAAAAACTACGGCAAGACTTTTTGCGTGTACGAAAAAAACGGAAAACTTGGAATTGACTGGAATACAGAGAAGTTACCATACAGTTGCAACGGTGAAATATTTGCACCATTTGAAACATTTGCGCCATCTGTAATATTTGAAAACGTTGAAACTGGGGAACTTTTTCACTTCTCAAATATTGAAAATGCAGTTGTTAGAATAGCATAGTCGAAACGCTCCGCCTGGAGCGTCAGCCGTGGGATGGTCTCCCGGCTCTGATGATGGCAGACCGTAGAAAATGAAAGCGAGGTTTTGAACATGGAAAAATATATAATGGTTGTAGCAAATGAACAGATAGAAAGAAGCAAGGCACGCAAAAAAGCCATTGAAGCATTGGAGTACAACCCAATGTGCTACAACTGCAAGAACTTCGGAAAATCTTGCAAAGGGTCAACAAATAAAGTATATAGTGGATGCGTCTATAAAGAGGTTGACGAATCTAAGCCGTCTATATATGCACAGATTGCGGAACAAATAAAATAGTCGAAACCGCCACTTTGGGCGGTCTGTAGGGATTGCCCCACCTGCACTGATGAGACAGGGCGCATAATGAAAGGATGGTTGATTATATGAAGTATTACAGAGCGGAAATCGAAGAAGATAACTTTGAAATAATCTTAGCTGACAACGAAGAAGAAGCAATTAAACAGTATTTTGAATTAGGAGAAAAGCACGAACTATTTAATCTGGTGGAACTCGATGCGGATTACAACGAGGTGCGCACGATTTTATAATTTAGGTAAGGTTAACTTTTCCAGGGTTTGATTCCCCGGGAAAATATAAAGAGGTGTAAATATATGAGATATTGTGGACGGCAGAAAAACGGAAAAGCGTTGCTATTAACGGACGATGAAATTATAAACAATGCACTTGAACAGGAAAAAAGCGGGATAAAACCGCATTATGCTTTTTATGATTATAAGAACCATGAAAAAATGACTCCGGCGGGCTGGCTTGTGTGGTCTTTACGTGATGGCGGTTGCGGTGTAGTTTACCGCCGTAAAGATGGGAAAATGATTATTACAACCGGTTTACAAGGTGATTTTTGTTATTGTTAGGGGGGCACAATATGAGAGATTTTATCGAGTTTTTAATTTTGTGTCATGCCTTGTTATTGGGTATGGTGGTTTATTTTTATTTTTTTATTAAATTGCAATTAGTAAGTTACATATTTCAACAAAAAGTCGCATAACTCAACTGATACTATCGACTTAATTTTTATTTAATTAGGAGAAATAAGAAAATGACAAGAATTGAGAAAATGATAAAAGACGGATATCCCAAAATTATAAAAGGTAATGGAGGATATAGAGCATATTTGAAAGATATGCAATCTCTAGGTGGTGGTGATTATATGGCTATATATCGTTATCCCGGTGGGGAATGCTGTCACAGCCTAGAAGAGATACAAAAATGCTTTGAAATCATTGAACAATAAGGGATGATATTGGAATAATTCGCAAGCTAATAGCGGTACAAATTAACAAGGTGTATTCTAGCCGGTTCGATTCCGGCTATTAGCTTTATATATAAGGCTTTTCAGGTCTTATATTATTAATTTAATTATTTTATTTATAGGTGCTTTTATACGGCTTTACGGCTGTATATATTGTACTCCGTCCGCGCGCCCGGTAAATAATCGCGCCAAGAGGTCTTATAAATGCCTTTATATTTATTATCAGGCTCAAGAGGTGCAACGCCTGAACAAACAATTGTGCGCCCTTTATAGGTGATTTACGTTACCACCTAATAAAAACAGATTAACGCACGACAGACCGCGAAAAGGTCAAAAAGTAACTTGTAAACCATGCACGAATAGAAAAGAGGGTTAATGAATGGATAGCGAACTAACTACGCTTGACGCTGTAGAAATGGAAATAAGAGCACGCTACAATGGTAAATATACGGATGTATTAGGCTATCAGGCAAGCGAGCGCGCCACACGCAAAGCGATAACAAATATTTTTAGAACTGTCGCAGAGTCGGGAACGTGTAACGATATTACCACGCTCATTAGTGGCAAAGAATACCGGCGGACGGCCTTCTCCAATTATCTACAGCATGAAAACTATATAAGCCCAATAATTAAGGCTTGTTATAGATAGGGGGTGTATTATGTCTAATTATGAGTATTTAGGGAAAAAAGAAATATATAAGCGCGTTCAGGCGCTAGGCTATGAAATGCCAAAAATAAGCGACTTTAGTTATATCAAGTATGATTGCATAGAGTGGATGGAGTCACACGAGTTAAAAATAACAGTTCAAAGGTCCGGTGAATGGCTGCAAGTTGTAGAGAAGCGCACGCACGTTCACCCGGTCACACTGTTTTGCGACTACGTGGCCGGAAAATATATCACGCGTTATTATTAGGGATATTTATATCCCTTTTTAACGTGCCAAAAATCAAGCGTGCAGCCGTTGGAGCTGTCGCGAGTTGTCCGGCTATAAGTCCGGGTGCTGTAGTACATTGACAAATAAACAAAAATATTCTATGATTTTATGATATATACATTTAAGCCGTGTATTTGACGTTTTAAGGACTTTTAAACGTGTTAGCGTGGATTTTATCAAGTGCGCTATAATAAACCACAAAACGAGCCGTTTACAACGCTTTGCGATATAGTTGTAGAGCTTCAAGCCGTCAAGCCGTGCCGGATGTGACGCGCCACGAGTCAGGCGCACCAACTCGCGTAAAATGTTTAAATTTTCAGAAAACTTCACTCAATTAAAGCGCAGTGTGAGTTCTTTGCAAGTTCTCGACAAGTTTTTGTAAAATTTTGCGAACGGATTTTTGAAATCGAAAAATCAAAAGGTACGGGGGCACTTTTTTTATCCTAAAATTTTTAGGAATTTGAATTTTGAATCGCTAAAAAATAAATGCTCTTGGCACTGTAGTCGCTCTCTCCTAGTTTCTCAATCAATTTCTGCCGTGTCATTTCCGGATTAGTCCGGTGTATGTATTCTAATAGTCTGTCTATTTTATCCATATTTTTGCTCCAATAAATTAAATATTTTGTCAGCTGTATATACAATATTCCGTCCGTACAAGCTCATAAAGTCTGCGATTATTTCCTCTGTCTCTATGTCAATGTCACAGCCGTATGAGAACGAGTACACATGCACTAGCTCGTGGCATAGTATCTTGTCGGCCATGTAATCAGACACATTATCAGCTATCGTAATAGTCTTAGTTGTATTATCGGTTACTCCTAAACTTATAGTGCCGTCAGACCGCTTTAATTCGCTTGATGTGGGCTTTTTAAATTGTATGTGCCACAATATATCATTAACTCTTATATCCATGCTTATACCCTCTAAAAATGGCTATGAGCATTACTACCCATAGCCTTAATAATTACAGTTTTGACGCAAGATTGCTCATTTTGGTGCGTAAAAGGTTGCGTTCATCGGGTGTCATGTCATTTAAAAGCTCTGATATATCTCCGCTTAATTCACGGATATACATGTCAAGGGCTTTCATTTTATGCTCTTTATCCTCTGTTGAAGCTCCTTTGTGCATTTCTTTTGTCTCGGTATAATGTCTCTTTGCTCTGTCATAATTGCTTTCACTCACATGTGGTGCAATTGGTTCAGAGTAGTACATTTTACCTTGGCTCTTATCCATGTCACGCATATACTCCATGTCGTTGTAGTTTACCGGCATGTGATAATATGGCGGTTCTTCATATCCTCTGCGTGTTCCACGGCCTTTAGGGGCAAATCTGCCATTTGCATAGCGATATTGGTCGTAATATCTTCTGCCACTTTCTTCGCCATATTCTGCCTTAAGACTTCTTAGGAGTTCTTTGTCGTACTCTTCTTCCTCTTCATCAGCCTTTTTCATAGCCTTGGAAATTATTGAATGATACTCAGCTTCTGCAAGGTCTTTTATCATATCTACGACCTGCCCCATCTCGGAAGTGTCAACATTCTCAACGCCCTTTTCAAGCTCGTTGACAGCTTTCTCTGTAAGACACTCCTGCATTTTGTGTATTCTTTCAACGTGCATACTCTCGCCCCCTAACCAATTCGATTTACTGTGATGTTAGCATTTGCAACACTGATAGCCTGTGCAGATGTATTCTTGACAGAAATTGCCTGACAGCATCCGCAAGGAAGCCATACATCTGTTGCCATAGACACATTGTTAAATGCTTCAACTGCTGTTGGTGTAGAGATTGCCAGTGTAGATAAGTCCGGCTCGCCCTCGACAGCAATAGCTAATGAAATTGCTCCTGCGGTTCCGCCTGTAGGAACTGCAATATTTCCGTTAAATTCTACTCTGTACTTTGCTTTGCAAGTGTTGGTAGCGCCTTTAAGGTTAATTAATCCGCTTCCTGTTCTGTGTGAAATATATCCTTTATTGCATACAGACGTTGGCGCATCTGTAAATAATACATTTCCGTTTACTGCAACTGTCTGTGTTGCAACATTTGAAAATTCAGCCATAATAAAATCCTCTCTTTCACAAAATAAGGGCAAACATTATAGTCTGCCCTTGGGTTATAAGTAATACTGCTTAGCAGACATAATCTCGACTAACTCTCGACTAAACTTGGACTAAGTCTCGACTAAAAATGATTTTTAATCGGTTTAGATTGCGTTAAACTCAATTAAGATACTCAATTATTCATTTTTAGCAATTACAGCCGGTATTGCAACCACAGCCATATGCATAACCATAAAGGTTAGAAGCCGGGAAAGATGGAACCGGTGTAGGTCTTACTGCGTCAATAATCTGATTTGTCTGCGCTGCCATTGTAGTAGTCAGAAGCGCGTTCTGTCTATCCTGTGAAGCTGCTCTTCTCAAATCGTTATTCTCTGCCTGTAAGGTTGCAATCTTGTCATTTGTCAGGAAGTCAAGAATAGCTCTTGTTCCTGCCTGCTGGCTGTCAATAATATCTCTTGTATTATTGTTCATTGTGTTCTGTAAAGCACAAGTGTTAGTAGCCATGTTGTAGTTTACGCCTTGGATGGCTTCTCTTGTCTCGCAGCAGCAGTTAGCAAGCTGTGACTGTAAAGCGTTGGTATTCTGCATATTAGCAACTGTGTCAGCGTTTACTGCCTGTTGTATGCCATAGCCGGTCTGCATGATGTTTGTGTTAATACCATTAAAACCTGTGAGCATACTGTTGTTCATGGCATAAAAGCCGTCACAAAGTCCGTTGGAAATGCCGTCTAACTTGCTGATAACTGCTGAATTATCAAATCCTCTCTGGATTTCACTGCCGACACCGCCATTAGCGCCACCGAAACCACCAAAGCCGTTACCCCAGCCCCCAAATATCGCAAATACTACGATAAGGAACCAAAGCCAAGAGCCGTCATTCCAGTTATTTCCGTTGTTTCCGTCCAAATTCGCCACGATAGGTACGCTTGGACAATTTCCTGTGTTGAACATCTGTTTTACCTCCAAAATTTATTTCATAAAGAGCCGTGCGCACGTTCTCTCATATGCTATATCCCAAAATTACCTCTAATCTGCTTCATTACATCGTCAGGGTTAATGCCTTTTTCCTTGCATAGGTTTCTCGCCATTTGCTCAATTCCCTTGCTGTTTCCGCTTTGAGCCATGCTCATTGCATTCTTAATCATTGGATTTCCCATTACGCGATTATTGCTCATTATCTGTTGCATTATTCCCATTACATTCATGCTTTTTCACCCTCCTTTTGTGTTCGTGGAGTTTTTCTTTGCGCCCCTAAAGATAATTGCTCAATTTTCTCTGATAGTTCGTTGAGCTTTGCCATAATACCCTCTGTGGCTTTCTCTGATAGGTCAAATTCAAGCTTTTCCGTGTCACCCGATAAAATGTCTGTCTTACCATTTAGAACCGGTTTAAAAGTCAATGTGCGTATTGTTCCGTCAGCATTCCAACTCTTGGCATATATCTCTGTTAAATCCTGTTTTGGAAAAAATGCTACACTGCCATCCATTGGCACCTCGTTGGGATTGATAGTCTCAACTGCCTGTACCACTCTGCCACTTATGCCTTGTGTCGGCTCAGGCTGTTGGTATCTCTGATAGTTCGCCATTGGGTTATACTGATATGCTCCATAATTAGGTGTATAATTCATCATTGGTTGCTGATACGGCATGTTCATTTTCTCTTTCCTCCAAGACCTCTTCGATTGCTTTAATGACAAGGGATAATGTCATTAAGTCGATTTTCTGTAACTCACTTTTTGCAAATATTTGTTCTCTCACTTCATCGTCAAACATAACATCATCTCCTCATGCCTAAATTGTGGCATAAAAAAAGAGAAGAGCATTTCCATGTTCTTCTCATATTTGTGTCATATAATGGCTTTTCTATATACAATTTTTACTACACACTTTTTGGGGTGGTTACTACACAGTTACTACACACTTTTCGCATTAAAATGCATTAAAATACATAGAATTTTATATTTTTTACGATTTTACGAAAATCCCGCAGACCCTTTATTTTCCTAGGATTGCGCCGTTATTTACGAAATCGTATGGCACTCCTTGATATACATAATAATTAAGCCAGTTTTAGTACAAAAATGCCCTACAAGCGCTGATTTTTCAACATTCTGTGAATTGATTGTGTGTACTACTACACACTTACTACACACATTTTCTTCTATATTCTATGATTTTGTTGTCAGTGCCAACGATTTTTTCAATGTCAGCAAACGACTTTTCGGGTGTAACATGTGTATACAAGTCCATTGTCATTTTCAGTGTTGCATGACCCAAATATGATTGAACAACTTTCGGCTCTATCCCTGACTCAAAACATCTTGTCGCAAACGTATGTCTGAATGTGTGACCGCTAAAAAATGGAAATTCATTGTCACTGCTCTTTGTATCATTTATCCGTCTTACAACTGAACGTATAGAGTCGCTGTATATAACCGAATTAATTGGTGTGTTAAACCTTGTAACAAACAAATATTCGTTCTGTTCTTTAGGCCTGTGTGTCGAAACTATCTTTTTAAGCTCAAATTGTTTCGTCAGATATTCCTTGCACACACTGTTAATTGGTACGTGTCTGTAACTCTGCTTGGTTTTTGGTGGCTCAACATGAAATGTCTTGCCTTTATCTTCAAGGTATTTCTGATACACAAGTGTCTTATTAACATCAATATAACCCTCGTCCATGTGTATATCTGCAATCGTGAGCGCAAACAGTTCTCCTGGTCGCAAGCCTGTATTAACTGCCACATTATACATATTGTCGTAAAATGTTCCCTTGCACGCTTCGAAAAACTCGTTCTGTTGCTCTACTGTCAATGCAAAAGCATTAACTTCCTTGTCTGCTCTCAGCTTTACACCTTTCGCCGGGTTCTTAATCATCAGGTCATCTTCCATAGCTCTACTGAACATGTCATTTAAAATAACCTTGATTTTGCTCTGCCTCTCATACTTATAGTTATCGTCAGAAGCTTTGTCGATAAGTAACTGCACATCTGACTTGCGAATAGATGTTATTTCGTGGTTTCCTAAGTATGGTGAAATGTTCTTTTTATATATATGCGTGTACTCCCTAATGGTATTGGGGCGCACTCTCTTTTTCTTGTATACATTCATCCACCTGTCAAACCACGCATCAAGGGTAATGCTGTCTCTAACACTTGTGAATTGTTGATTGTCGGTCACTGCTTTACTAAGTTCTTTCCGCAGTTCCGACAACTTGCTGTTGTAAATTGTCTTGCTCTTGCCGAACCTATCTTTATATCTGCCCTGATAAAGTCCGTCCTTGCGCTGGGTTATTCCGACTCCCAGCTCTTTTCCTCTCAAATCCTTTCCCATACTGATTTATGGCTCCTTTCAAAATCAAAAGCCATTATATGATAATTTCTATATTACTACATAATGGCTCATAATTCAATATATCTATATGCTATCTGTCTTTTCGAGGTATTTCTCAAACTCCTTGCGCTTAACTAATCGCTTGCCTCTCCCAACAAAAAGCACAAAAGGGCACGAGGGACTATTAAGCATATCATTGATTCTGTTAATTCCGATATTGCTGTATTCCGCAGCTTCGTCAATCGTCAGCGTTACCTTTTCCCATATTGGCACTTTGTTAATCATTGCCCGACTCCTTTCTATCTTTTCTTTAATGTCTGCCACTCTCCTGGAAGTGGTCGTTTTTGAAATTAATAGTCTCTGTGATACCTCTTCAAGGCTTTTATCAGCAACTAGCAACTCAAAAACTTCCGCTTCCTCATCGGTGAAATTGGCATTTTTTAAAATTTCTTCAAGTTCCGGCTTAGTAAGTTTCGAAAACTTCATAAGCCTGTCTCCTATTCTTCGGTTTTGTTTGCACTGTGTATACAAGTATTTGAGTATCGGCACGAGCTGTTACACGGCTTGTTGTCCTCGTATACACATTGTCTTTCAAATGGCTCTATATCACTTATAGTTCTGCTATTCATCTTATCATCACTTCCTTTTTATATTGCTCTGCCATATATTGTCCGTAGCTCATGCCCTTACTTTTAGCAATCTCGCAGATTTCCGCAAGTTTGTTTTTCTTAACAGGCTTTCTTTTGAGTCTTTTCTTTTCTCTGATTTTTCTCAATTCCGTAGCTCTCTGCTGTCTATGTGCTTCACAACACGTATTTTGGTCAGCTGCGGTCGGTGTAAATATCTTGCTACAGACTACACACTTAATTGGTTTGTAGTGTTTCATTGTTATCTCCTTGCTTGATATTCAGATTTTTAAACATAGCACACATAACATCTACGACAATACTGTTTCCAAATTGCTTATATAGCTGCGTATTACTGTTGACTGCTGCCATTTTGTCAATATCTTCATCAGATACACCCATCAGCCGTCCACACTCTCTCGGTGTCAGTTTTCTGATACGATATTGAGGTTTTTCAAGTAATAAATTATCTTTCTGCACACTTGTCAAACAATTACTTGTGCCTTGTGTATTCGCTTCTAACCGCTGTTCTGTCGGACTTCCAACAGTTCTATCTGACGGATTATCAGGGTTTCTTCCACGCATAGCAACTATCTGTTTATCAACAATCATCGGTTCTCTCATACCCCCTTGCATAGTCGTAAGAGATGGAGAAATATAGTTTTTATCCCATACATTTCCAACAAAGCCGGTTCCTCTATCGTCTCCGTACAAATTTCCTAATCTTCTTTGTTCCATTAAAACAACTCCTAAATCATGGTTTTCAGCTTTTACACATCTTGCAATCGGATATACCCTCGCTGAAAATCTTCCGTCACTCCGGTGTATACACTTCCCATTACTTCCATTCAATCACTCCATTCGTTCCGTAGTTATTTGGTCCTTTGTAATCTCTTGACATAATCGCTACGGAAACATCAATCACGGATGCCGTAGGCTCTATGTTTTTATCCACCATTCCTTTTAACAACAAGGTTTCCGCCTGACCGCAAGTTTGATATTCCGCAGTCATATCTTGCCTTGATACAGTTTGCAACTTCTCTTTGCTGCGGCTTATTGATTGTTCCGTCAACGCAAGTCTGTCTGTCTGTCTGTCTGTCTGTCTGTCAAGATTGTGTTGTGGTAATGTGCCGTTGTCAATAAGCTGTTTTATCAGCCTGTCAGCCTTTTCATTGTTGATGTAATACTTTTCATCTACATTATCCTCAAGATAGTCTTTTAACTTCTTTTTGAGTGGGATAGGCTGTGGGAAATGGTAATTGTATTCACCTAGGAATGAAAACATAAAACATCTTTCACGATTTTGTGCTACACCATAATTTTTAGCATTTAAGTCTTGATAGTAATTTGTGTAGCCAAGGCTTTCAAGGAAATCTAGCCACTTTCTAAAATCAGGCATATTATCTTGACTATGCACCTGTGGCACGTTCTCCATGAATAAAATCTGTGGTAATTCTCCGTTGCTATCTCTGATTTCTGTTAGTATTCTCTCAACTTCCCATAGCAGACCGCTTCTTGTACCACTGCCCTTAGACATTCCGGCTTGTTTTCCGGCAACTGATAAATCCGTACAAGGGAATGAGTAAGTAAGTAAGTAAGTGAATGCATTTGTGTCGCAGATATTCAAATCTTCTGCATGAACCTTAGTTATATCCATTGTAGGAAAATCTGTGCCATGCACTGCGTTATAGCTTGCTATGGCATACTTATCAAACTCCACAACTCTGTAATGCTCAAATTTAGCACCTATTCTCTTTAGTGCCATTGCCTGACTTCCGTAGCCGGTCAGCCAGCAAATAACTCTATAAGACGTATTGGCTTTGTGACCTTGATAGGCTCTCTAATTATGTCAAATAATGTTATCTGCTGCATTTCATCACTTCCTCTCTGTATTTCCAACCATATCCACCGGCATGGTTTCTCAAGCCTTTGCACACTGCTCTGATATTTGAGCTAGTTTTCATATTATTTTCTCTTGTTGCTTCCGATATTGAGCTATATTCAGAAATAATTTCTTTTGTGTTCAAATCAATTTTTAATACTGCTCTGCAAGGTCTGCCGGCATGGTACTTTTTTCTGTCTTGTAACCCGGTCCTGTATGCGTGTAATTGGTTTTCTGAATTATTGCACCATTCAAGATTTTCAATTCTATTGTCGGTTTTAATGCCATTGATATGATTCACTTGTGGCTTATCAAAAGGATTTTCAATAAAAGCCATTGCAACCAATCTATGTACTTGTTGCGTTGGTAACGCTTGAATGTGAGTGATAACACGGTATCCCTTTTTGCTAATTGATTGCTTAAGCACTCTGCCGTGCTTTATATAGTATCCTTTCCCATTCCATATCCGTTTGTCTTTAGAGCGAACATTACCAATATTGGAAGCTTCATATCCAATGCAGTTTGGTATGTCTTTCCATATTTCTTTCATTTTCTCTTACCAAAAGGAAACCTCGGTTTTATGTGCGCACAACCTATTCCTTTCTGATAAATTAATTAATGTTTAATATTTTCGCTACACCACTGCTCTTGTATATCATCATCGGTCTTATCTCGCCCACGGATGTCGTACCACGCAAATGCTACCTCTGTCAGACCGATTATGCCGAATGCTATGAGGGTGGTGTATACTACTGTTGCTATGCTGGTCATTCTTCATCGCTCCAATCAATAGCTTGTCCGCAAGCTTCACAATAAGTTATTTTTTCCTTGATTTTACTTTCTTGTGGCGCAATAAAATACACTTCTGTCAAATCACAATCACATGCATGGCATGTATGAGCTTCTTTTTTCACTCCCCAAGATGAATCTATTGTTTTATTCGGTTTCTTTGGTATCTGCTTTTCTATTGCTGATATTGCAAATCTAATTGCTTCTAAAACGTTGTAATCAGGGTATGGCTTCCATCTTTCTTTTAGATACTCAAAATGCATTCGCAAAAATTCAATTGCTTTTTTCGCTGTCATATTATTCCTCACTTTCTAATAACTCTGGATTGTCGAAAATGTTGCCGATAACCTCTACTGTGTCTATCAAATCATCCTCATCATTAAAATTCCAATAGATTTCCCACAATGATATATAATTATCGTTTTCGCAAGCATATAAAATGTTTTCACACCCTGTAACACGCATAATATTTGATTGTATTTCTTTCCAATCAATATTTTTTCGATACCCAATGCCAAAACCACCACACACGTACTTGATAACCCCTCTATGTCCTAAGAGTTCCACAATATCATTCTCCCAAATCAGCTTGCCGTTCTTATCTTTCAAGCCTGTACATTGGCAAATAGTGGATGGGTCAATTTCACTCCATCCGTCTGTCTCTCCACTAGAATAAAATATTGTGGCGGGTTCAAATATTAGATGAACTTCTTTATCATACATATCTAAACCTTTTACATAATGTCCTGTAACCCATTCTTCATTATCAAGTCGTTGTGCCTTGAACAAATTTCTGTCTTCCATATTCTCTCCTTTTAGTTGTACATTTCGAAGTACATTTCGTCTCTGTCGTAGCCTTCTCCGAAGATTCTCCAATTAACTCTGAATGCAACAAAAAAATTTAATTATCGTAAAGCCTATGGCAAAATGGTGCCAATCCCAGCTTTCATGGTACTCTGCGCCAAAGGTTATCCCCGAGCGCTTGCCTATTCCGAAAGCGAACGATACATGATGATTCTTACTCTTGAACACTACCGTTCCTGGTGTTGATTTAACTCTCTTCATATTATTCTCCTATTCTGCTTCTGATTGAAGCTCTTTAATCCACCCATCATAATCCCATGAGCTTCCACATATAGCATCACTCGTTACAGTCGTTAGAAATTCTGCTAACTCTTCATCCGACATATTCCTTATTCTGTCGGCATTAGTTGGCTTATCGCTTTCCACAATTTCAAAATATGTATCAATGTAACCTAATACAATTTTTAAATCGTAAGAACTATATCCGATAGAATAATCGTTTTTACCAACCTGTCTGTACTTCAATTCATAATAAGGCTTATTGTTTAGCATATGTGCGATTATTTCTAAGCTGTTTACCCTAGCCTTATTTATCTTTGCCGTTCTGTTATCACATCCGCAACAAGGCTCATTATCTCTTGAGTTGCTGTTGTGCTGACAGTTGCAAGTGCTATTAATACTGCCATTCAATTCAGCCAATTTGTTATAATAGTATCTTATATACTCCTTACCATACATATTTACTACCTTTTCAAACTCGTAAACAGCATTGCATTCCGCAAGCTCTTTTATTTGTTTGCTACTACACATTATTCTCCACCTCTCAATTCTTCCAACTTCTTAAATTAAGTCCGCCACACCTCATACAATAAAACTTTTATATCCTCTGGCATATTCGCACAAATAACCACAATGTCCGCAATATTCTTTTCCGTTACTAACTGATATTTTTTTGGGTTCTGACACATTTTCCCTCTCGAACAACTCTCCGTGTTTGCATTCTATACAATAATCATAATTTTCTTTATGCTTGCAAATATTACAATCAATCATTGTTGTGCCTCAATTCTTTCAGTTTTGCTTCGGCTTTTTCTTTTGTGGAAAAATACTTGCGATTTTCCTTGTCAATATCCTCAATCTCGTATATCGCAAGCTCCCTTATAGGTCTTTTCATAACCATTGCATACTTAGGATTGTTTATATCAACAATGTAATACACATATTTGCAAGGTAATTTAACAAGTCTGTCCTGTTCCTCTAAGTGCTGATACTCTTTGGATTTTTCAAGCCATTCGGCTAACTGCTCGCAATCTTCTGCACTTTTAATGCAAACAGCGCGCATAGGATTATTTATATCAAAGAAATCTGCATGATAACGATGCTTTTTAGCTGATTCTTGCGCACGTTCTATAAATTCATCAATATTCATTACTGCTCCTTTCTGGAAGTTTAGCTAGTTTCCATGGTGTACACCTATCGCCACTCCACGATGTTGTTCCGTTGTTCCAAGCATAAACGCCCCCATTCTCATATTTCGCAAAATATCTTTTACCCCACTTGGAAAAACTGTTATCTCTTACCAGTATTGGTGTATCAACTGCAACTTTTGACCAGTCAATTGGTGGTTCAACATATTCGCTATTCGCCCACTTTCTCATTTCGTTCCTGTCGCACCCCTTGCCTAAAACATAGAACAAGCAATCTTTACACGGCAATTCTTGACACGTTATTGGCTCTAATGTTGCTTTGTTAGCTGCCATCCAGTTACCATTACAAGCAATATCCAAAATCTCTTCTGCAAATTTCTCCCTATTTGTCATTGTTTTGTACTCCTTTCCCATAATCCGGCATATGTTTAAATCTTTCATATGCCTTATTGTCTCTGTGTCTTTCCATGTAGGCTTTTGCCTATTATCGTTCATCTGCTTTATGTGAGCATTTTGAGTACTGTCGTTATCCCATGCGTAAGTCATTAATCAATCACCTTTATGTACCTTTCATCAACGTAATTAACTTCATCAGCAAGGCATTGCGCCACCTTTGGCAATGTCAGACCGAATTGATTAAATTTATACAGCGTGTCGATTAAGTCTCTAAATTCTGCGATAAACTCTTTAATTTCCTTAACCGACAATTTAAACATCAGCTTAAGTGCCGTACACGCTAAAGTCATGTAGCTGTATGCCGTATCATTTAAAAGCTGTCGTGTGTCGTTTATCGTGAGTGAATTGTTTCTCTGATAAATCCTAATCAACTGTTGCATCGGGATTAAATTAATCTCTTTCTGCACATCAATGCCGTATCTGACTCTCAAAAGTTCGGCAAGCGTTTCAGTTTTCATTTCATTTTCGGTCTGTGCCCTTTCAAGGTACTCATTTATGGTTCTTTCGAGCCTTACAATTCGCTTATTGCCAAATCCATGATGCAAATACAGTACATAATAGCCCAAATCCATAAAGTCTGTGAAAGACCGACTTACGAGCTTTCTACGGTTATTGCTGTTTTTCAGCGTAACTTTTTCTGATTTTGTCCATGTAAAATCCGGCTCTTTGTGCTTTTTCTTTAGTTTTAGTTTGTTGCTCATATTTTTTCATTCTTTCTTCAAGTTCTCGTTTTGCCCTAATAAAACAGGCTTCGGTAGTTTCTTCTGTGACTTTTACAAGTTCTTTACCGCGCCACCGGATAGTTATTTTTGCTTCTTTGCTATTTGTTCTGTAGAACATTTGCAAGTCATATTTCCTTTGCAGTGGTAGGTAAAAATCGTAAAAATCTTTCAAGGTGTCCATTGTGAATTCCTTTCTTTTATTTTCTGTCGTGCAATGTTTGCCTTTTCACAAGTTGCGTTCTTAACGTTTTGCTGATAGTGTTTTTCACAGACCTTATATCCGGGCTTTACCGGATTATCACAGAAAAAACATAGTCCTTGTTCATATCTGCCGGTTCTTTCAGGCATTTTAACTCGTGCTCTTCTCATTGTTTCCCGGCAAAATGTGCAAGTGGTGTGCCCCAGGTCTGCTTTCCTTTTACGACAACGTGTGCATATGCCATTTTTCTTGTCTTTTTCGTATCGTGCTTTTCGCCATGCTTTTTGTCGCTCATTGTATTTTTCAACATCAGTAGCACGTATCTTTGACATGGCTTCGGCTGATTTTGCCCTACACTCAACACAACTTTTTTCGTCACCATATAGCAAGTTTTTACCACATCTAGGGCAAACACCAACTGCCTGTAATTTTTTATAAAGCTCTCTGCCGTACGCTGTACGTTTACTGTTGCACGCCGTGCAAACCACACCTTCTCTATCGAGTGGTTTTCCGCAAAGCACGCAAAGGTTACTGGCTTTTCGTTCTTCATATCTCTGTCTTGAATACTTGTCTTTTATCATTTTTCGCTAGGAGTAAAACATGTTTTAATTGGTCGACCAAAACCTCTTTACCTCCTATCTTTTCATCTGCTCGATACGTTCCTTAATTTCTTTTGGCATTGGAACACCTTTAATCGGCTTATTTTGGCTTTTATTATCTTCGAGCGATAATTTTATCGTCTGTTGATTTTTAGAGCCGATTTGAGCCGAATACGAGCTTTTATTGGTACTTTCAATCAATGCCTGTATATCCTTTGGCATTTTTTGATATTCCTTTGCTCGATTAACAACTGTCCTGTAAGTTCTCATAAAATTTGACTGGACTACATTTTCAATACTCTTGCTGTCCGTCAGTGCCCAATTCCTAAGATTATCAGGACTTCCGACAGCCTTTTGTACGAGTGGCGGCAGCTTGTTAAATTCTTCAACTGCACCATAGTAGCCATTTCTAAGTGCCTTGCTAACAAGCATCCATGCTTCCATTTCGTTAAGCTCCTGTGGGGATTGAACCTCATGCAGTTTGTTAATTAGCTGTCCGATGCTCGGTGCAAATCCGCTTGTATCGGAAAAAACATATGCTTTAAGTGCGACTGATACTTGTTCATAAGTGCAATTTTCCAACATCATATTCCACACATCTACTGTCTCTGATAAATTGCTCGGCTTGTAATTGGGGTAGCAATCACACATTATGCGAATGATTTTAACTGTCTCGTCTCTTGTCATTTCTCTACCTCATACGTTATCCCAATCAATGGTGCCTTTGTTAGCTGAATGTGGCTCGTTATCCTTTAGCGCAAACAAGCCTTGCCAACAATGGTCTACTGACTGATTAAGAATTTTAACAGCCAAATCGTTATCACCCTTTGAAAGTCTCTCGATAGTGTTCATAGCTCGGTGCAATGCCATTTCAGTGCATATTGGCTTTTTGATTTTTTTTCGCATTGTCAAATATTCCTGAAAAGCACTCTCTAGCATTTCATCATCAGGGTAGTAAACAGTTTTCTTTTTAGATATTGATTTATCAATATCTTTTTCTTTTATATCCTTGCCTTTACTATCCTTAACTATACTATTCTTATCTATACTTACCTTACCTATACTTTCCTGTGGCAGACAAGTGGCAACCACTTGGCAACCATCTGGCAACCCATTGGCAACCACACGGCAACCATCATCAGAAAATGTGTATACACCATTGGATTTTATCTTTAATTTTGCCAATTCTTCCTTAAAATTCGTTGGTGTATACCGGTCTTTTCTCAAAGCGTTTGCCATGCGCCAATGCTTAATTACAATCACACCATTATCAAACTGATAAATGTATCTTTTTTCCAGTAGTTGTTGTAAATCAGCCACACTTGCGTGAGCTTTGAACATGGAAACTGATACCTGATTGCAAAATCCGTCATCATCAGCAGACATAGATAAATGCAAATATAAGGCTTGCGCACTTGATGATAAAGCCATGAAATTATCATCATCAGTGACTTTTTTTGTGAACATTCTACGTTCTGCCATTTTTAATCTCCTATTTTCAAGTCTCGGTTGATGTATTTTAATCTTTTTCCTCGTGGTTTATATTGTTATATCTTTTTCTTAATGTGTTCTGTACCTTATTCATACCCTTGAAACCACCGACAATAAAAGCTATCTCTGCTCTATTTTCCGTCGCTTTTGTTTCTGCTTCCATATCGTGTAGTCCGTACTCTACCTGAATAATTTCATTTGCAGTAATTCTTTTCAGAATTTCATCACATTTCTTCTTGCTTAAAAACTTCACTCTGTTTTACTCCTTTCAACAAATTTCAGTTTGCCTGTTCAATTTCTACATCAACATCAATATGCAATCTTTTTTTCTTTCCTGTATTAACATCAATACAGGAAACATACCCATTTGTACTCTCCAACAAATGCCCTACTTTGTAAATATCACCCTCAAATCTGAACACATCTCCTTTTCTTAAAAATCCTATCTGCGTAATCATATATCTACCTCCATAAATCCTAATTTATCTTTACATCAAATTCTCTTTTGATTTCAGGATATCTACCAAATTAATGTATAGACAATTCCTTTGCCTGTTGTTGTTATATCAAGTGTTATCTCGGTAGTGCCTTTTTCTTTTAAGTTTTGGATAAAATTATTTACTTTGCCTGTTCTTTTCTCTTACCAGACTGGCATCCTTTCTAAATTTCAGTTTACAACATTAAACACTTTTCTTCTGTAAGTTTGCCACAACTCTGCAACCATAAAGTTCTAACAAATCATGTAAATCAAACTCTTCTAATTCATTCTCATCAGCGATTTTATCGCTATGCACAAGAATCTCATCATCCATCTCGGCTGCATGAATTGTCTGCCTAAGAATACTTAACATAGTATCTACTGCATACTCAAAACCTTTAAGATTATCTTCGTTCATACCACCTGTAAGAGCGTCTTTCATTTTATTCATCTGTTCCTCTAAAAACTTTGGAACATTACAAGCTATAAACATCATTTCTTCATTCATTTTCTTTTTTCCTTTCTCATAAATACTTGATTTTTTAGGAACTATGGTTCAATAAACAAGCGGTCATGCCTTACCTCTCCACAACGCTGTTTAATTTGCCTAATAACTCATCGTTAATCATCTTAGCAGATATATCAACATGCATATTTGCAATGATTTTTTTCAAATTTTCTATCGCTGCTTCATATCCACACTTATATCCAATGTTGTAACAATTCTCAGTAGTTGATTTTATTTCTTCTAAGTGTTGTGATTTATCCATAATTGCCGCCTTTCTTTTCATTTACTCAACGTCCTTATATGAATCTGCATTAATAAGCTCCATAAATTTATCTAGTTGCTTCTGTGACACCTTATTGCCCTGTTTATCCTCTCTAATCGTCACAACAAGGTGTTTTTCGATGATATGCGATAATTCCCTTGCGAGGTTCTTTCTACCTTGCTGTACGCCCTGCAGATAGCCCTTAGGCGCTTTTCTCTCGCCTATTGAACCACTAGCACGATTTTCCCCTTGACCGCCTAAACTGACATTTCTAAGTTGATAACCCTTATCGGCATATAGCTTGATGTAATACTTCTCTTTCTCGTCAAGCTGGCTTTCGGGAAAATTCAGAAACTCAGCTCGCCAACCATAAGGGTTTTTCTCTTTATCGTACAGCTTATGCTTGCGTAAACTAAGGTCTATATGCTGTTCATAGCCTACAAGGTGGCTTGCCAATCTGCTAAGCGTATGCACCGCCTGTCCGATATACGCATACTTAAATCCGTTTTCATCTTCTCGAATCAAGAAGTATATCCCGCTTTTGTCATTCAGTTTTGGATTCAGCTTCAATAGTCGCTTTTTGTTTTCCTGTTCTATCGCCTTGGCTCTTGCTATGTTCTGATAATTCAAGCGTTACCACCTGCCTTTACTATCTCGATTGCCTTATCAATCCACTTAACATCAGCGTTCATATTCTCATATAGCATATAAGCCTTAGTTTCTTTCAACTGCTCCACAACTTTATCTACATCATAGGCGGTTGGTTGGCGATTAATCAGGTTTATCCAATCAAACGCTCTTGATTTCTCTGTTATTGTGTTTCTAACATCAGTCATCAGAACATCTGCATCAATCAGTCCCATTGCTCGCCCTCCTGTTCCATGCTTTAATAGCTCTTTTCTTAGACCCCTCGATATTTTCTATCGTGTCATCCTCTTTGCTCATATCTGGGCAAAACCCACTTGTCCTTGCACCGCAGTTACATGCACACCATACTGTAAACCCTATATAATCTTTCTTTACTGCTTTTACTTTTGCTTTCCCACCACAGAACGGGCATGGTCTTAATTCTTCACTCATTGTTCATCCTCTTTTCTTCTAGACTGTTCCGCTTCTGATTGAAGCCATTTCCTAACTTCCACATTACAATTTGTGCAAGTTTTATGTGCGCTACAATCGCATTCCCCAATACCAGCAAGACATTCTTTGCTAAGTCCTGTAATAAGCTCAACTAACTCTTTATCCGACATTTTTCTTATCCTGTCGGCATTTGTCTGTTTGTCACTTTCTACTATCTCAAAATATTCATCAATGAACTCCAGTACAGTTTTTAAATTGTACGAGCTGTACCCAATGTGGCAGCCAATCTCACCAACATTTCTGTACTGTAAGCTATAATAAGGTTTACTATCTATCATTTTCATGATAATAGACAAGTCGGTTACTCTTTCTTCTTTTGCATTGTTCATCGTAATGCCCTCCATACATCAGTCTCGTCATTAATAATCCATACATTGGGTGTTATGCATTGAATCATGCAAAGTGTTTTCCCAGTTGTATTATCAATCTTTCCAAAGGGGCAAGTCGGACATTCGTTATCCTCGCACACTGTCTTGATAATTTTTAGAGCAGTTAAAATACTTTTTGCCTCAACTATTACTCCGCCAACTTCTTTCTTCATCTTCTCCACCTCTCAATTCTTTCAGTTTTGCTTCGGCTTTTTCTTTTGTGGAAAAATATTTGCAGTTTTCCTTGTCAATGTTCTTAACCTCACATATTGCAAGCACCCTTATAAATCTTTTCGCAATCCATTTATTATTGTTTATATCAACAATGTAATACACATATTTGCAAGGCAGAATAACAAGTCTGCCCTGTTCCTCTAAGTCCTCATAATCTTTCAGTTTAAAGTACACCTCTAGCCAATATTCGGCGTTATCAACTAATGTCGGTATTTCTTTATTTTTTATTTGTTAATCTCTTCATTACTTCTTCTTTCTACCACACTGGGTAATAATTCCCTTTATCATCAGCCACCCAATAACCTGTGCTCCAAGTATCAGTTAATGGGTCGTAGACTTTTCTGCCTTTAATCATTTTCCGCCTTTCTCCTCATTACTAATTCAAAGCCTGTATTCGGGTATGCGATAGAGTATTCTTCTTTACCCTCCATATTAGCCATAAACCACTCAAATACAGAAGCTATTGCACTATCTGTTATATCTGTTTTCTGCCCTATCCACATATGTTTTTCTGTATCTTGCATTCCATAATAAATCCGGTTAGTAATAGGGCTTACCCCTGTTTCTTTTCTTTTTGCCATATAATTTCCTTTCTAAAAAGGGCACTCATTAGGATTAGCAAGTAGCCATTCCTTGTTGCGCTCTGCAACATCCACATTTGCCCCACAAGCGACTTTTTTCATCTTCTCGATAAAACTATCTCTATCAGCGTTTTCTGCCGATAGATGGCACATTATGACGTTCTGTAAGCTATCAGAATAATTTGCCTTAACGAAATCACAAGCTGTGTCAATGGATAAGTGACCTCTGAATACATGGTTAGCTTTGCCTGTGTTATCCCTGTCGATTAAATCTTTGTCATAATTCACACCTAAGAGAATGTGGTTTATGTCTTTAAACTTCCACTTGACAACTTCACAATCGGTTATATAAAGCATTCTCCCCATTTCCTTGTGAGTAATCAGAAAGCCATATATCGGGCAAGGTTCGCCGTTTGCGTGTGTGTGTGTCCAGCTTCCGTCTATTGTTGTTAAATCAAAAGGTTTTACTGTAAATTCACCCATATTCATTGACATATAATCAATCTTCAAATATGGTGCATAAATCGGTATTCCCATTAACTTAAAATCTTCAACCGATAATGAATGGTCTTTGTGCCCGTGCGAAATTACAGCTCCAACAACATTTGATATTTTCCAATCAATACCCTTTTTGATAGTCTTTTCTGACACACCCAAATCAAGTAATAGGATTTCTCCTGTGTTACTAATTAGGGTATATGTATTACCTGTACTTCCTGTTGCTATACATTTAAGTTTCATCATTTCACACCTACTGTCATAACTGCTGGATTTACAGCTCCGCCTCCGTCATAGTCATACTTTTTGTTATGCCACTTTCTCAAATACTCTCCGTATTCCCAGTACTGTGAAAGAATGCTAACTGCACATCCGTACATAAATCCTGTAATGCCCTCTGTGTCTGCTTCACGGCTCAATCTGTCTGCATTATCAGCAAAACACTTCATAACATCATTGCTCTTGTTGATTTCTGCTTCCAACAGTTCAGCCCACCTTTCAGCATAAGTGAAGCAAGCTCTGCTGTATCCGTCACTGTTCTTGTCGTACCAATCCTTGTATTTTTCTCTTTACCTTTAATAATTCTCATACTCACACCTCGATTTCATCATCCTGTGGGAACTGAAAAATAGCATTGTTAATAAAATCTACTTTTGACGGCTGATTTTCTGCTTGCACAATAACACCGCATTTCTTTAATCTTTCAAATTCCTTTGCCATATTTTCTGAAATATCAACATTCTGCATTATGATAGGCATTCCGATATATGCTTCTCTCAGCATTTCCATAGCCTTAAGTGCCTTTGCTTCGGTGGAATATTCAGCAATTTGCATGTCATCACTAAGTGACTCAACGCCTGTTAAGTTTTTATTCAGAAAATAAATTCTTGACCTGAATCTCTGAATAATCACCTCTTCATATGGCATATCAATTGTTCCGTCCTGTGAAATTACTCTCATATCAGCCCTCCTCACTCTGCATGAATGGCGGTAGCTCCTCTGACTGCTTGTCGGCTGTGTCGGTCGGCTCCACATCAATTATGTTGTCCTCGTCAAAATCTACGCTATTTGCGTTTTCTTTGATTTCATCAGCAACAACCTTTTCTGTATCAAGTTTTACATCTGATACATTTTGAAATTCCTCTTGTGCATATAAACCTTGAAATCTATCTGGAAACGCTTCTCTTAAAGCCTGTACAACAGCTACTTTTCTAATCATTGTGGCTGGCTTTTTCGCCCATTGGCTATTAAGCGAACCATCTTTTTTTCTTCCTGCATACTCATCAAAACCTACCGACTGATACTCGTCCTCTTTTCCGTCTATAAAGATTTTCGCCCAGCCACCTACGATAGTTTCGTTAGGTAAAACCATTGTTCCCTCTCGCTCTTCAACAGCTCCGTCCTTTTTAATTACAATAATTCCAGCTTTCTTTCCCTTATATCGTGGGTCCGCATTGGCTCTCTTTGTAAAAACGTCTTTTCCAGTAACTATTGTGGCTGGGTCGTTGCTTCCATACTTAATAAGGTATGCTTCTCTCAAAAACGGATTTAAGTGCTGGTATCTGCATAATGACATAAACATCATTACTTCTCCGTCAGATACATTGCCACCGCCACTTACAAGGTATCTTTTTATCATTGTTGGAGAAATTTTTACCATTTCCCCATTTGATTCATACTCAACTATCTGTGTATTCTCTGCCATAATTAATCCTCCTAAATCTCATTGAAAACCTGAACCGCAAACAGTTCATTAGGTGTCTGCTTGAATAAAACTCCGTCAGATATGACTGTATACATATATCCGTCATACTTAAGCTCTACAGTATGTTTCTTACCGCCCATGTAATAATTTCTCTTCTTAATACTCATTTCTATACCTCACTTTCTTCAAACTCTTTTAACTGTTCTGCCAACTTCTTGCACTCCTCTGCCACATATTCTTCTGTGCGAACTATCGTGCCATCAATGCGGAATCTGTCTTCGCACTCAATCTTCATAGCAAGATTTTCTCTGTAATTAGGAAATCTCTCATAAGCGAGTTTAAGCTCTTTTGCATCGTCACAATGTGCGCAATCAAAACCAAACCACCATAAATCACTTTCTACCGGATAGTTTGAATTTTCTCCACCATCCGCAAAGGTAATACCGCCGTGGCATAAAAAATATGCTTCAATTCGTATTCTTTCGTCTTTATCAAGGCAAGCTCCAAGTAAAGGGAAAATACCGCTTATTTTTCGGTCTCCGACATCTGCTTTCTTAATTTCAAGATAGTCTGAATACTCTTTACCATATAAAGGGTGGTTTTTGGGAATGCCTACATATCCGCACCTATGCCCCATCACGTTGAATGTAACGACACATTTATATCCTGCGTGTTCAAACTCTCGTTCTACAATATATCTATCATTGCTCATATCACACCGCCTCAATCACAAGCTCTTTGTCCTGTGTATGCTTTAGCAAGATTAGCTGGTTATCAATCTGTGGTATTCTCCAATCGTCAACGCTCTCTGTGTCATCAATGATAATTGGAAAATTAACGCTTGCCACTTTCTGAAAAGCTCGGCACACGTCAACCTCTACTAACATCCTTGCACCATGATTGAGATTTCTTGCATATGCTTCGCCATTGTAAACAAAGTCGCAGCACTCCTCGGTATCACCATTTAAGAGTGGTCTGAAAAGCTTTGCTGTGGCAAAATTCAGATACTTATTAACATCAGCCTGTAAGAGTTCGTTTTTCTTACGTGTAAACTCTTTCAGCAAGTCAAGCTTTCTCTCCCAATCAGCTATCTTTTGATTGAGGTCTTTTCTCTTATCTTCAAGGTCGGCTATGCTATCATCTATACGCTTGTTATTCGCCACACCAAGCTCGATTTTTGCATCGACCGATGAAACTTGCCTTAACAGTTCGTTTTGCTCGTCTTTGAGCTTTCTGATAAGCTCTGATGTATCGTTTTCATCGGCAAGGGCTTTCTCTTTTTCCTCGATTTTAGCTTTAAGTGCCTGATACTCACTGTTACCTGTCATGTCAACATCAGTAGGTACCATTCCAAGCTCTTTAGCGATGTTATCACGTTCAAACTTGTTAGCAACAGTATCACGCTTTTCTGTCAGCTCCTTAAGTTCTGCTTCGAGGTCAGCTATTTCTTTCTTCTTATCCTCGATAGCCTGTTTGAATTCCTTGCTGTCACTTGATAATGAATTGCCCTTATCCTCAAGTTCTTTAAGCTTCTTCAATTTTTTATCACTAAAATCAGTTCTCAAACTCTCTATTGTATCTTCCGGCAATCTCTGACCGCACATCGGACAATTAACACTGCTTTCATCAAAGGAAAGTGCCTTTGCTTTTTTCCAGTCAGCACGTACCTTTGCTAAGTCTATTGCGCAATCTTCAATCTCTCTTTCAGAGGTTTTAATGCTAGCCTTTCCGGTTCTTATCATTGACTCTGTTTTGTGAATTGAAGCATTAAAATCATCAATCTGTAGCTGTAGCTCCATGCGCTTTTTCTGATTATCAGCATTGGCTTTTCTCTCCATATCTGAAAGCTCAAATTTAAGGTTCATAATGTCCTCTGTAGCTTTCTGCTTATCCTCTAAAATCTTGTTGTAGTCGGACAGCTTATCTTCAATTTCCTTAAGTTGCGGCTCATAGGTTTTCTTTTGCAATTCAAGCTCTGCAAGGTCTGTATACTCATTGGTGGAATGAATTGTATCAATCCTTGTTGAGATTTCGTCTCTTTCCTTGACAAGTCCTTTTGAGCCATTTCTACCGCCTGTGCCGTTTAGCTTGCCACGGCATACTTTTTTGAGCTGGTCGACGTCACCATCGTCAAACATCGGCTTAAGTTCAGCAAACTGCGGAAACATGTCACAGATTTCCTCGTCAGTACGTGTACCAAAATAGCTTGCAAGTGCTAATCTCTGCTCTGCCTGTGACTTGTTGAGTAACGTCATAGCATTTAAGCAAAATGGTAATACTCCAAGCTCTGCCATGTTGTCATTGATGTACTGATTGTAGTCAGCCATCTTGTATGGCACGTCATTGATTGAGTAATCAGTGATACTACCTGTAATCTCGCCCCTTTTGTTGCGTTTCTGCCTTGTAACCTTTTTCAGAGTCTTTGCTTTTCCGTCAATTTCAAAGGTAACGGCTCTTGTGATGTCAACATCGTCAATCTCAACTCCGCTTTCATCATGCGGTCTTATGCCTGTAATTTCTCTGTCATTCTCATCGTGGCAATTCAACACATCAAGAATAATTCTCTTAACTGTCGATTTGCCGACTTCATTTTGACCGGACAACACAGTTTTCATTGAAAAATCTGCGTCTAATGTGTTTTTGCCGTAGAATTTACAAAAATTCTGTGCAAAAATATGTACAATTCTCATTGTGTTTCCTCTCTTTCTATTATTTGTTTATGGTTTTCAGAATCAAATTTCCATGCAAACTTGATTTCTTCACTACTCTTAAGTATGAGTCCGACTCCGATACAAAAAGCCACTCATTAGCCACGTAATGAGCCTTGTTGAGCAATAACTTCTGCTCTCTCGTTAATGGCTTCAATCGGTATCTCGTATCGCCTAGCCTAATCCTTCTTACATTGTCGCTCATTTAGTTTCTCCATTTCTTTATCTAATAACGCTTGAAAGTCAAATGATTTATCCTTGTGCCGTTTAGCTCGATATAGTTCTTGTAGGTAATCGTTAGCACTCTGACGCTTCAATTGGCTACCAATCGCAGTAGATGTCAAGATTTCCATTTCCGCTCCCTTCGTCATATACAATCCCTTGTATGCCAACAGGAGTATCAACTACAGTTCCCTGTGGTAAATCATCACTTGCAATCACAACGTATTCGTTTTCATCTACAACAAGCCCATGCTCATTTAAATGTCTGCTCGGAATATTTAGACCGCCTCCAGGTAACACCCTCTGTGAGTACCACGTATAAGTGTAATCGCCATATCTGACTCGCCCTAGCTTCTTAAATCGGCTACAACTGTATTTCTTACGGCAAGTTGGAATTGTTGGCTCTCCATAGGTCTGCTCAACTACAACCGGCTCATTCTGAACTACTGTCGGCTCAATCTTCCCAAGCATTACATCATTTAAATAGGAAGAAACACCGGCTGTCAGTTCAACTTTGCTATCTGCTTTCGTTGCTATTGGCTTTAAGATCATAATTCCAATTATTAAAGTCGATAACATCAATATCCTTTTTTTTCTCATGCGGTTCGCCCTCCTCTATGAGACATATTGCAATCAGTATCAGCCAAAATACTGTTACGATTGCTCCGACGATAATACTCGCTGTCTTAATTCCGTATGCCAACGATAATCCAAGGAAAAATGCAAATGCTAATGCTCCGAAAATCAAATAGCCACAGCCGGTGCAGAATTTCTGCTTTAAAGTTCTTTTTCTCATACAATCACCTCACTATACAAAACTCTGTTGAGCGTTTGCGTCCTGAATAAGCTCATCAAGATACTTAGGCACGACATAGCAATCAATGAACTCATGCACATCGTCTATATACTTTCTCTTGATACTCTTATAAGTAGATACACAACCATACTCACGCTTTAACTGTGTCCATATATCAGAGAATGTCTTATGCCTGATACTGTTATCCCTGTATGCTTCGCTCTGCTTGCCACCAAGAATATTTACAACTCTGCGCTTAACATGCTGTTGTATCTCGTCAATATCGCAACTATAAAGTGGTACATTTTCCTTAAGTTCGCTCACATCATCTTTGATGTCGTTTACTTTCTGCTCTAATTCTGTATAGCCCTGTGCCAAAAGCTGTATCTGACCGCCTGTTGTCTTTGGCATACCATAACTGCCTGTTTTTCTGATTGACGGAAGTACCTCTGATGTAACCCATTCTGTAAATCTCTCTGCGCTTTCTTTACGGCTCTGAAAGATTGTCTTGTAAAGATTACTTTCGTCAATAAAAATCATCTTCTGCTTGCCACCATTTGTAAGGGTATCGGTAGTAACTATACCCTTTTGTCTTAATCTGTTTTTGCAATCAGAAACATTTTTGATTTCTAGCACTCTGCATATATCAGCCAAGCAAAACATAGGTTCATCATTTATTACTGCTGTTCGGACTTCTCCGAACTCTTCATTATTGAAAATTTGTAAATCGTTCATGTTTTCTCCTCTCTACTCAATAAAATAAGAAACTTCTACGCCAAAATAATTAGCAATCTTAATTAGCTTGTCTGTTTTTGGCATTGATTTTCCCGACTTCCAATCCGAAAAAGTACTTCGTGCCATTCCGAGTTCCTCCGACAGTTTGTAAAACGAAACGTTTCTAGCTTTTATGAGCGTGTCAAGTTTTTTGAAGCTTGCCTGTCGTTTTTTCTTATTCAATTTCCCATCTCCTTTCTTGACAATAGTTAGGAAATCCGTTGCTATAAAAAGTGCCATATAAGGCAACGGCTGTTAGAGATAGTACGCTAACAGTTTTTGTTTTTAGTTCAAAAATCCTAACTAAGTCTTGATAAAAATTAGAAAATCGTGTATACTATGAATTGTCCAGAAACATAATATTATTTTCTCAATTTTATTTTTTATTGAGTTGAGATTTCCTAACTTCTTTTTCATTCTACATTAGGAAGTCTTATTTGTCAACCCCAAATGTTGAGAAATCACAACTTTTTTTAAAGGAGATTTTCTATGTACGAAAGATATTGTAAATTAAGAGACTCAAAAGGGTTAAATGATTCAGAAGTGGCTAAATATGGCGGTTTCCCTAAAAGTACTTTTTCAGATTGGAAAAAGGGAAAAAGCAGTCCAAAATTATTTAAGTTGGTAAAAATTGCAGAATGTCTTGATTGTTCACTTGATTATTTAGTTACCGGAAAAGAGCACCATTCAGTTGTCGAGGAAGCAACAAAAGACTTGGCTCTGTCGAAAATGGATAGTAAAATCAAGGACTACGCTTTGAAATTATCTAAATTGTCGGATAAAGAGCAAGAAAATATTATGAATTTAATAGATATGATGTATGAAAATACTCAAAATAAATCAAATTAATAAGAAAGGTGGTATTTTATTATGAGTAAAACTGTTAAATGTCCTAAATGGGGTTGTGATGGTGTTGGCATACCTGTTGATACCAAGAAAAAATTCTCATTCGGTAAAGCACTCGTTGGCAACACAGTAGGCGGTCTCTTCGGACCTGTCGGTGCCGTTGTCGGTACTGCTACCGGAATTAAAGGCAAGAACGGCAAAACAAAGTTTGTGTGTTCAAAGTGCGGTAACGTTTGGGAAAAGAAAATATAACCACAAGGCAGAGTTTTTACTCTGCCTCTATTTTTCCTTTAATAAATATGTACAAGTACAATAACAGGTCTTTATCTTCCAAGCCCTCAATCATTTTAATTATTTCTTCTTTATATTCCATACAATGCCACCTCCGATACATCAATTATAGAACATTTGTTCTTAAACGTCAATAAGGACGGCAGAAAAATCCACCGCCCTACCGAAACTTGAAGAGTTCTCTTATTTGAGAACATCATTAGTCTAGCATTGGAAAAATAAATATTGTGTCGAATATTGACAATTGATTTCTAAAAGAATAAAATAGGATAAAAGAACTAGAAAGGGGATTTTTTATATGAAAAGATATAGAGAATACTGCATTAACAATCATTATGTTAATATTGGCGATTTAGATAAGTATTATCAAGGCAATATGGAAATGGTTTGTAGACACATCGAGAGTAACTATCTCGTTGACCGCAAAACTTCAAGCTATTATGTAAATTTATACATACAAGATAAGCCGTTTAAAAAGAAAGATTCTGTATTAAGCACAATAGCTATTTGCTTTTGCCTACCGCTTATACTATGCGCGCCACTTTTTCTCGATGTAATATGTATCATAACAGCACTGATACTTGCTATCATTGATTTAGCTCTTAAGAGTTCAGAACAAATTCCAAGGCGCCATGTAGGTTCGATTGTTGCTATTGTGATATGTGTTCTTTCTGCTTTAGGATTGATTTTTGTAGACCATTCAAGTACTGATACCGCTAAAAGTGACAAGAAGTCCAATAATCAAATTGAGAGTGAAATAGAAGCCGAGACAGAGGGTAATTCCTCGCAAGATTATCAAAGGATTGAAGCTCGTGTCGGAGAGGGAATAACTTATCAAGACAACATAAATGTAGCTTTAACTGATTTTTATGAAAATACGAATTATGATTACGAAAAGCCTAAAAGCGGATATAAATATGTTACTTTTAGCTTTCAAGTGGTAAATAATAGTGATGAAACATTTAGTTTTTCTTATACTAATGCAACTGGATATGCTGATAACGTGCAAGTCGAAAACAAGCTTTATTTGACTGACAGCTCTTCGATTTTAGAGCTTTCGCCGGGCAGAACTGGAAATGTCGATATATCGTTTGAAGTTCCAACAAACGCGCAAAGTATTGAAATGGATTACAATTTCAATCCATTCGCAGATGATGTCGGAGTATTTATAGGGCAATAATCAGAGGGAGGGGAAGCCCCCCCTCTTTTTTTTATTCTAGTTGTGAAGTAATATACTCATATTCCTCTTGCGTTATTTTACCGCTTGCTACTCTGTCGAGCAGTTCTTCCTTGGTTACTCTGTCACTCTCGTATAATCTTTTGAGACTTTCAACTAATATTCTCATATTAAAGCACCCCCTCATCCATCAACTGTCTTGTGTAGTTGTCTATCGCTTCCTCATCAGAGTGCTCGTTAATCTCTTTTGCCTGTTCCATAGCAATAAGATACTGCGAGTATTCATCTTGTGTCAGCTCTCGCTCCTCGTACTCCCAATGCTTAGGCTTGTAAGTAAAATCATCCTCTCTCCCTGTTGCTTCAACCGATTTAATGTTTTTTCGCTGATAAACGATATTCGGAGAAGATGTTGTGTCAATGTCAAGCGGCTTGTCCGATTGCATACTCTCTACGAGCTTGTATTCTGTCATATTCAATACACCTTGCCTTTCTGTCTACTGTTGAAATTTTGTGTTTTAGTTTTCCGAAATCTATAAATGGTTTAATATGTTCCCTGTAATAATCGTAAATATCGCAATTTTTAATCCACGCAAGAGCAGAAACCATTTGTTTTGAGTCAAATATTGTAACCTTTGTTTTTTGCCATATTCTAACTTCCTTAGCTCTTATTTTCTTAAGGATCGTTTTTCTTAAGGTGGTTCTATTCCTATAGAATTTATATCCCATGAAATCAAGCGCTCTTCCATATGTTGCTGACTTTCCATTCTTGCCGACATATGGATTTCGGGGCAAATAGTGAAAATGAAATATCTGCCAGTTCACCTTGACTATCAGCCCTAATTCTGCAAGCCTGTTGTCAATCACGGCTTTTACCTGGTGCAATTTCTTTTTGCTTGCACAAAATATAGCCATATCGTCAACATAGCGTGCATATTTCAGTTCGATACCGAGTGATTTGATTTCATGGTCAAGCTCACTTAAATACCAGTTAGCAAACCATACAGAGGTATAAAAGCCAAGTGGTAAGCCATTCGGCACGCAGTATATAACATTTTCAACAATCCGCATGAATTTAAAATCTTTGATTTTAGATTTAAGCTTTTCAATTAATTTATCCTGTGGAATACTAGCGTAAAATTGCTTCACATCAAGCTTATAACAATATTTAATGGTCTTACCGCCTTGCCTTATCCATTTGCATATACATTTCTTGCCATACGCACCGCCACGCTTAGGAACCGAGCCATAACTATGCTCATACATTTCCTTGTTAAACATGGGCTTAAGCACGTTTACTATCATGTGATGTACTATTGACTCCATAACTGTCGGTATTACTATCTTACGTTTCTTTCGTGATATTCCGTCATATATTTCTTTGGGCTTATGCTCAAAAAGTGTGAAGTTAATCGCATATTCTCTAATTTTGGGTATGTATGTATCAAGGTCTGCTAAAATTTTCCTAACCTTGTTTCTTCTCTTTTTACCCTTAGAGAAATTCTTAATTGCAAGTATTATATTTTCGTCTGAAATAAATTCAGCATATAGATTTCTGTATGTTCTCATACGTATTCTCTTCCTATCCTCTCTACCACGTTCGACCATATCCTACTACTAGCAGTAGCTTGCATCGAGTTAATTTTTACCAAGGGGTACGGAATTTAGTCTGCATTCATTTTATCCCATGAATGATAGGCACAGAAGCCCCGATGTTCCACCTCGCATTACCAGCCTCGTTGTTCAAGTTCACGTAAAACGTGCCGCAATGGCGGCCGTTGTTCAGGTTGCCACCGAAAAGAGCAAAGGCGCAAACTAAATCCCTTATATAAAATTAACTACACACGTTTATAGTTACAAATTTTCTTAGGAGAAACGCGGTTTCTCCCTTTCTGCTTAGGCAGAAATTCCCTCTTCCCTGTTGCAAGTTATTTGTAGGAAAGAGAAGTCCCGAAGGACCACCACGCAGCACCAGCCTCGTTGCTCAAGCCCACGGAAAACGCGCCGCAAGGGCGGCCGTTGTCCAGGTCGCCACCGAAAAGAGCAAAGGCTATAATTGCAATGTTAAACCAACAATCATCAGGATAATAGGTCGATGATGAACCTGTAATTGATGTCGGAAACATGCCTAATGCCGTGTATAACATATCTTTGATATATCCGCCACTTGTACCACTAGGAGTTGAATTAGGTATCTCGATATATCCTGTTCCATCAATGTTATAGTCAGTTGCTTTGCTTCCATCCTTTGTTGATGGAGACAGCTTGACTTTCACTATGCCATTAGCAAGGATAAGTCCAACTGTTCTTCGCCACTGATTGCCGAAATAATTCTCCATACCAAATACTTTAACTCCGGCTTTTCCGGCATTCTCGCCCCAAAATAAGCCTTTGTCATTCATTGTACCGGTCTCAAGCAGCAAGTTTTTATCACTGGCACTTTCGCTCATGCCTCGTCCGAATACATCTTGCGTATCAGTAGATTTTCCCATGATGATAAGTAAAATATTAATCAAGAGTCTGTCAACATATTGCTCAATTTCATATCCGGCGCCATTAGCTCTTGCATATGTCATTTCTTGACTAGCAGATTTCGATTTAATAACTGTTTGACCACTTATTGAGCGTAGCTTATTGTTGCTGTCAAGTGAGCCATTATAAATTGGTGTATAAAAATGAGATTTTTCATTGCCGTTAATGTCGATGAAATTTAGATTTTTAAAATCTTTATCAGCTTGATAGTTAGCAACATAAAGGCTCGCACTGTTTGGATTACCTTTGTCGGGTGCAATTTTCCACCATATAATGTCTGTGCCATTTCCCCACTCAATCATCGCGTTTCCATCGTAATCAATGTTTGCTATATCTGACGCACTGCCATCTGTTTTTTTAGTCAAATCGTTCTCGTTGAGGTAATAGTCAACTTGGCCATTCGTTTTAAGCATACATGGCTTTGGCATAAAAAAGGCATTCGCCCATGAACCATAATCAAAAGTTCCGCTCGCGAAATTCATGGTTGCTGGAGTCATGCCTACTGCGTCTGCTAAATATCTTACTCTTGTTTTTGGGTTGCTGTCCGCGCCATTAATGTGAACACCATAAATAACTCTTCCCTCGCTTAATTTTGTACCAAGGGCTTTAATACTCTCAACAATCGCTTGCCCTGTTGTGTCTGATATAATGTCTATTCCGCTCATATTAGTCCTCCTTGCTTACATTGAGTAATCCGGCACTTGTCACGGAAAAAGTAATGCCTCTTCCGTTTGCTTTCTGCTCGACTAGTCCGGCTTGTTGTTCTGCTCTTTGTGCAGCTTCATTTGCAGCCTTTGTAGCTGCGTTTGCTTGACTTACCGCCGTATCAATCTTTCCTGAAACTTGCGCGACCTCGTTTGCTTTTTGCGAAGCAGTTTGCGCTGATTTTTGAGCCTGAGAAGCAGAACTGCTTGCCGAGTTAGCTTTTTCTGTCGCAGTTTGTGCTGATTTTTGAGCCTGTGACACGGATTGAGCCATGCCGTCAAGGTAACTCTGAATAAGTCTTTGAATTTCAAAGTCAAAATCCTCAACAGTTCCCATTCGCTTAACTATTCCGGGCGCGAAACACATCCATATCTGCTGTTTTTTCGTGTCGGAGTCGGTCGATACCGCCCATTCTCCGGCTTTCATTTTTGAGGGGTCAAACTGTGCGTATGCCCCTCGCCTCATTTGAATTGCCATAAGCTACACCTCGCTTTCGTCAATGCCTAATTTCTGACACAATCTTGAAAACTTATCTTCCAATTCATCTATGTGTTTTTGCATTTTATCAATCTTCTGCTCGTCTCCAGCAAGTCTTAAGATTAAAAATTGCTCATAGTTCATGCCATAGTACAGTGTATCATCATCCGATGTTGCTTTATTTTGGAAAATCATATCAAGATTTTCATCGACATGTCCTTTATCTTTAAGATTCTCGATTATATCCTGCGCCATTGCTCCAAAATATAACGGCTTGTCTGAATATCCTTGTCTGTTAAGATTGTATTGGAATAAATCAACCGAGCCTACTGCATCAATATAATCTTGATTAATTGCTTTAATATTCTTTTTTAAGTGTTTATCTGACGAACTCCATACCCAAGTAGTATCAACTTGGAACCTTAAGGCACTGCCATTCCAACCGCAATGGTATGTATGATCTGTTGCATCGCCACACATTGCATATCCTCTATCGGTTTCTCTAAATTTATCAGAGTCTATCTCTTGAGCATACATTGTCTGTGCACCTATAGAGCCTGTGGTTCCGTAAAGGGTAATCAAGTTCTCATCATTTTTGACAATTCGCAAGACCGCACCATTCATCCAAAGCTCATAATTGTTTCCTGAATTGTCAGTAGCTGTTAAATCAATCGTTGAATTACTTAAATTTCCGTTCAGTGCAATACTTCCACCGGACATATTAAAATTTGAAGCGGTTACTTTTCCATCGTTGTCAACTACAAACACTCCATTTCCAATATCAATTGTTCCGCCAACAATATTCTTGCCGGTAATTGTTGTTCCTGTGATGTCCTCAGCGTCAACTGAACCGGCCTTAACACTAAGTGCATTTACATAGTTTGTAGTCACAGTGTCTTTTGTAATTTGCGTTGCGGTATCCGAATTGATATATCCGGCTCCATTGTTAAGCTGATTATTGTCTGTTGGTATCTGTCCTGTCGTGGCGTAGTCGCTGTCGTTTGCGAGCTGACTCGTTTTGTTTGGAATTGTCGGCTGATTAGAGATATTATTCCATGAGATAGTCACTCCATCAGCAAGTGTAATACCCTTGTTGTCAAGCGTAATCAGAATGTTTCCGTTTGCGTCTTTGACATACTGCTTGCCGTTTGTATTATTCTCACCGCCTAAAGTGAGTGTGCCACCATGCGCCCAGTCAAAATTAATGCCGATAGCCGACATAATATTGAAAATAGCGTTTCCGTCTTTATCAACTCCGGCATTCCATGTTTTACCATAGTCACTTGACACAGCCATGCCATTAGCCGTCATTTTCCACTGTATATTGCTTGAATTAAGGTCGGCTTTATTATGCATAATGTAAATAATTGAGCCATCCTCTTGCTTCTGCTCGGTCTTAAAAAGTCCGAGTGATTGAGACATTAGCTGTGTCAGTAATTGCATTTGCTTGTCATATGCACTTAGTTGTGCCTGTGCAACTTTCCTAGCTTGTACGACAGCCTTTGTCTCATTACTGAATTTATCAGCACTATTTCTTGAGGCATTTTCGGCATCACACGAAATTTTAGTGCCACTTCCAACTGTAAATGTTCGGTTGGAAATAAAACAGCTATAGGTATTCTGCTTGCGGTCCGTCACAAGTGCTACATCTCCGCTCTCGATCAGTGGGTTTGACAAGAGTGTAGCATCAAGAGGTCTGAACCTCATGCCACCGATTTTTTTGAAGATATAGTTTGCAACTGTCTGTGCCTTGTCTGCCGGAATGAAGGGATTGTCAGAGATTGAGACTACATATCCCTCTTTTCCGGCAAGTGTATTAACATCTTTTGTCTTGTCCTCTTTTGAGGTTACAGTTACCTTTACCCCGGTGATAACAACATCATCAGTCGCAACGTTCAAGTCTTTTTGTGTGTAAACATTGTGGTAATTTCTCGCTTCTGTAAATGTTCCACCATCAACACTATCTCCACTTGAATAGTTGGTGAAATTTCCACCATTCAGTGTATCTCCGTCAGAATATGGTGTAGTTTTCGTGCTAAAAGTTCCACCATCGTAACCTTGGCTGTCAAACTGGCTCATATCATACCATCCGATAAGCAATTCGCCATCGTGACCGCACTTGCCCCATAATCCGCTTAACTGCAAAATGTAAGCTATCACCTGCCCATATGTGAGTTTTTGATTGTCACTTGGTATCTCGTTAATCACGTAATCAGAGTTATCAAATCTCGCCATAGTAAAAGGTACATCACACTTAATACAAGCGTCTCTGACCACCTCATATGCTGTCGTAGGGTAGCTTAAATTGCTGTCATACTCACGATTGAAATTATTAATATTGTCAAGGCAAGTAAGCGTTATGAGTGAGCCATCATAGCTTGTTTCGCTGACTCTATACTCCCCGATTTTTAGTTTTTCACTTGTGCCATCAGAAAAGCTTTTTGAAACATATGCTGTTACGCTTGCCTTATCAAAATCATACTTGCTGTAATCTTCATAAATATTATTCAGCTTAATTTTCAGTTTTCCGGCAATCAAAGCCCCGATTGTGAAAGTACCATTGCTTGATGTTGAGTCATTAACTTCGAAGCCATTCGCCCACAGCTCACTATCACTAATAGGGATTTTCTCGCCACTTGCCGTAACTATGTCAGCAAAACAATTTACGTTTATGTCATTATCGAGCATTACTGCCCTTTGCCATTTAGCCGATACGTTAAGCATTTAATCACCGCCTTATTCTTCTATGAGAGGAAAGCTTAATACCTCATACCTCTTATTACCAACAGTCCATATCTTGATAGGTGCGGTTCTGTCACCCACATAGAATGTACGTGTTTCATCAGTTCCGCTCATAGCGTCAGGATATGTTACTCTGATATATTCCGGATTTACCATTTGAAGTATCTTTGCTGTCCTAGCCTTGTCTGTACCATTCCACGACAATTTAATTTGCCGTTTTTGCGCTATTCTATTCTTGTGCATTTTGCCGTCTTGTGTTCGTCCACTATCACTTGCAGACACATCAATCAAGCCCCATTCAAAGCTTGATGGAGTAGGTAATTCCACTCCGTCTACTAACATCATTGCCATATTGTTACCTCGCAAAAAGACACCCACGCAAGGGTGAGTGTCTTATCCAAATTCATTTGCTACGATATATCTTTGTCCGTGCTTTGCTTTGCCTACCTGTGTCATGCGATAGAGCGTTTCGCTGTCGCATTTGAACACGTTTTCAATGATAGGTGCAGAGCTTCCGCCAGTGTTAGAGTTCATCATCACTTGCGCCATACCCTCCATGACAGCCTGCTTAATTCCCTCTGTAATCTGTTGATTATTTGCTACCACGTTTTTGCCGTTTGAGAATTTACCTATCATCTCATTATGGTTTGCTAAAAACATTCCATCCTCGCCCTTTGGGAAACCGCCTTGGCGATAATACCTAATAGATATTTTCGGTAAACTGAATTTTCCAAAATCTTCCCAACTTACTGACAGGTGAGGGATTTTAATTTTTGCCGTTATGCTCGGTAAACTAATTCCTCGCCAAACACTAGGCAGATTATTCATCTTCCTTTCTGTTCCACTCATGGAATTGTTTGTGTTTGCGAGTGACCTACTGGCTTTAGCTGCAAAATCTGAAAATGAGCTTTTAGCGCCATTTGTGCTCGAGTTTGCCTTGTCTTGCATTTCCCCCATTTTTGCCTTGTTGCCATTAATAGAGTTGTTTATTGAGGCAAGGAATCCCAAAAGTCCGTTTTTAAGCCTTGAGAAAGCACTTTGAGAATTTGTCGAGCTTGTACTTGACTTATTCTCCATCTCTCCCATTTTGCCTTTAGTTCCGTCTATGCCGGAGTTTATATTGCTAAATGCTTGTCCTAGTGCGTTTGCAAGTCCGTTAAACACACCCTTTGAATTGGTTGTGCTTGTACTTGACTTGCTTTCAAGTTCTCCCATTTTATTTTTGGTGCCGTCTATTGCCGAATTTGTACCGCTTAGAGAGTTTTTTACACTATCGCTTGCGGTTTTGTGAGACGAACTAATGTCGCTTGTATCGTCTTTTGTCTTTTTCCTATATTCGTCAAGTTTGCGTCCGGCTCCCGAAATATGCTCGTTCGTTTTTCCTACGCTTTTTCCGACACCATTCTGCATATCCTGTACAGCTTGGTCTACTTCTTCTCCGTATCTTTTGACATCATCTTTCGTCACCTTTGCGCTTTCACTTATAAGTGGCAATTCTACAAAAGGCAGTTTATTTAACTTTGTAATAATTCCGTTTATGAAGTCTACTAGCCAGTTATTTACATCTGTTACAAGGTTTCCGCCAAACTTTGCCAAATCTCCCGAAATATATGTCAATAAATCAGTCCACCAACTTGTATCACTTAGGTTTTTGAAAATATCCCCCCAAGTGACATCTGTTCCGGCTATCCAGTTTCCCACTGCTAAGCCTATGTTTGCGGCGGCGAGCACTATAGCTACAGAAATGGATATTTGCCATGAAGCACCGAGTAGTTTAGCTCCAAGTCCTGCCATTAAAGGTGAAACAATGGAATTAACATCAGTTCCTTTTGAGTCAAAAAACAGCGAAACACCATCTGCCGCAAGGACTAATCCGACTTTTGCAGAAACGCTTGATAGTTTTGACGATAATAGTGCGCCAACTTTTCCGTCTATTCCTGTTAATTTTGCAAGAGCAAAACCGGCTACAATCGTTGCGCTCAAAGGGTCTTCTTTGAACCAATTTGCAAGCCCTGTTATAATGCCCTCTGCAAGTCCATTAACAAGCTCGTGAACATCTTGGAAAACTCCTATCCAATCAATATTGGCAAAAAACGTACCAATTTGAGTACCGATTTCAGCCCAATTTGTACGTTCTACTGCTGTTGTTAGAGTTGTGAGTATTCCTTTAGCCCATGCTGATATAGTCTGCCCCAATAAAGCAAAATCAAAATTCTCAAAAAATCCATTAATGCCGTTAGCAATCGACAAGCCAAAATTAGTCCAGTCGAATGTTGTGCCGAATGAATTGAGAAAATGCAAAGCTGTGTTCAGTGAACCGGCTATTGTTGCACCTAAATCGTAAAAGAGCCTTGGGCTGATTAAACCATTAAGGAAGTCTGCAAGTCCTTTTCCGAAATTGTCAGCTTTCTGATAAATCTTCTTCCAATCAATGCTCTCCATAGCACTCGCAAGAGCGTCACCGATGTACTTTCCAAGTGAGTATAAATCCTTGATTGATGATTTGTATTTTTCAAGCAATCCATCGGTCTTTTTCAGTGAGCTATTAACACCGCTGCCAGCTCCACCACCGCCTGAACCGCCACTGCCTGAGCCTCCGCCACTGCCACTATCGCTGTTATCGTCAAGTGCGTGTATCTCATCTATACTAAGTAGTGTCTTTTTCAGTTTTTGAGCTTTCTTATTGGAACTATCAGCGTTATCACCAATGTCACCTACTCCGTCAGCTATGTCCTCCATGCCGTCAGCCGTGGCACCGCGACCGCTTATCTCGATAGTCCATCCGAAGATTGCTCCGAGTGCGTCAGCTACAGTTCTTGTGAAACTGATAACTTTGAGCATTACCTTATTTAAGGCTTGGACAAACGGCTTTAGAGCATTGATTATTACGCTACCTATGATACTGCCCCATGCTTGAAACTCTTGCTTAAGGACTCTTACACTGTTAGCCCAGGTGTTCGCGGTCTTAGCGAAATCACCCTGTGCAGCTTGCGTGTTAGCCATGACATAATTGTACCTTAAGAGTACCTTTTCAGCTTGCGTCATGGATTTGATATTTGCATCAAGTCCGTTTTTCATAGCCCACTCTGAAAGTGTGGCTTGTGTTAAATCAAGTCCGTATCGCCTTAACGGTGCAATTGTTCCCGAAAAAATAGATTGTAAGCTCTTTGCAACATCGGCTTGGTCTACATCATAGAATGAAGCCATATCACCAGCTAATCTTGTAAGATTAAGCGACATATCAGCCATACTGTCTGTAGTCTTGTATAGCGTGTTATTTTGGCTCATAAGAGCTTTATTTGCCACTGCCGTACCATTTGCCACTTGTTCTGATGAAATGCCTATAGAGGTACCTAACGCTTGGAAACGGCTTGATATTTGCTTAACTGTCAGCTCCGACATTCCAAAGTCTTGAATTGATGTTTTTGTAAAATCATCAACTTTGCTTGCCATATCGCCAAACGTGGTATCTACTACGTTTTGAACCTCTGTTAATTGGCTCGCTAAATCAACTGCACCGCCTATTTTTCCAACAGCTCGCATAACCAACCAATAAGTTGCATAAAACTTACCGATAGTTGAAGCTAAGCCCCTGAATCCACTTCTTGTACTCTTAATTGACTTAGTTGTGTTTGAAAAGCCTGTTATGAGCGACCTACTAGCCGAACCAACTTTTGCGCCTTGTTGCGACAGATTAGCAAGTGCATTAGTCATTTGAATAATGTTACTGTTGACTCTCGGTGCGTTAGATAATGTTGTCATTACCTCTTTCAAGGCACTACCAAGGTTCCTGATGTTATCTGCAGCATACCCGGCTGATTTTGAACCGAGCTTTGAGATTGAAGCTGTTAGTTGTGTAATCTCTGCTGATTGCTTTGAGATATTCGCAAAACCCGACAATTCTGTTGCCATGCTCTTTAAAGCACTTGCCGAGCTGACAAGTCTTGCGGTATCAAGGTTGCCGAGCTTTTCCATGTTGGTTGCAATCTTGCTAAAGGTACGTGTGTCAATACTGCTCACACTTCTAAGTGATGTTGCAAGTTGTGACATTCCGCTCGCAAAATTGCTTATGCTTGCACCATTGAGGGAATCGAGAGTCCTTCCAAGTCCTTGCAACTTATCTTGTAAATTGCCTATGGCTCTAGTCGCTTGTTGTGCATCCGACTTGATTTGAAGCTCAATGCTCTCTGCCATTTTCTCACCTCCCTGTATGTAATAAAAAAGAGAGCTACCCTAAAGTAGCTCTCATGTATTTATCCTTTGAGCAGATAGTATGTTGTAATCAATCCAACATAACCATCTTGCTTAAGACCTCTATTCTTTTGAAATACCATGACACATTTAGTGAGATAATCCGTCCACTTGCCGTAATCAGTATCAAGCTTGTAAAAATGATACTTGTCGTGCAGAGTTCTTCTTAACCACTTAATGGCTGTCGGACAGTTATGCTTCTGACCGCTCCACAGATTGTGATTTTTAGCAAATCTCTGTGAATTAACTCCAAATCTGCCATCTTCCTTAAGTTCGTCTGTGTCAAATCCGATGTTCATAGCATGTTGCCATTTTCTTACATCATCATTATCGAGGTAATATTCCTCATTGCCTTTCCAAGCGTTATTCTTTACCGGAGTTGCTATTGGTGCCGAACTATTCTCTATTCCATCACCCTTATTAAGCTCAATGTATAGTAAGTTAGCATCTGTGCTGTTATTCAGGCCGCTACAGGTAAATGCGCTCGAATACTGCCAGCCATACAGAGAATGTTGAATAACAGGCTTCTTTGCACTATTAGGCTCATCACCAATAGACATCCCCTTAGTTGACGGATAGCGCGCAATCCAAAACGGACAGTTAATCTGATTTGCGTATGGCGCAATGTACTGATTGTAAAAGCTAAGCCCTGTGTATACACCAAAGTTAAGCCCAGCACTCTTGATAACACTCTGATATGTGTTAATTATGTCAATAAGCGTCCGTCCAAGTCCTTGCTGGCACTTATCTTCAACATCTAACCAAACGAAAGTTTTTCTTCCGTTAAGCGTCTGAATGACCTTGTTCGCATCCGTCTTTGCCTTGTCTACTGTTGTAGCGTATGAGTAGTTGTAAACGCCTTGTATTGGCATTCCTACATCAGTACAGCCTTTCCAGTTTGCTTCAAAAGTCTTGTCCGGATTAAGGTCTCTACGGATTATTTTAAGGATTGCAAATTGCACTCCAGCCCACTTAACCTTACTCCAATCAATATTTCCTTGATATGACGATACGTCAATTCCTTTATATGCCATATTTTCACCTCATTAATCAGGACTTTCGGGTAATCCCGACTGTCTTAATGCGTTAATTCGTTGCTTCATTTCATAAACGGCAATTTCCTCATTAGACTCCTTGTATTTAGGCTCGTTATCTTTTGAGTATTGCTCATTTAACGATTTTTCAATGTATTTTGCTCTTGCTTTGTTGCCATTCAAAGCTCTGTCAATCGCTGTAAGAGTTGCGCTTAATCCGTATGTGCCCCACCAAGCCCACATGTTGGAGTCGGTTTCTTTTTGTGCAAGCATATAAGCCTTTGAATAAGGCTCTAAATCAGCCAGACAAGACATGTCTATGTCCTCAACGCTAAATCCATAGCCTTTAGTTACCAAAAGCCAATATGGGCGGATTTCGTTGCAATATACTTCCCATGTAAGCTCTTTTACTTCTTGATTGGTTTCTTCTTGGCTGTCTGTTCCTCTTTCGCCAACAGCTTCGATAAAAAACTGTTCTTCTCCAGCTCTGCCGTCAAATCATCGTAGAGCGACATTATATCTTTGCCCTCTTCATTCTCAGGGTCAAGGTAATCGTCAAGTAAATCACACATCTTTACCAATTGCTTCTCTTTTGCTTCTTTATCATCAAATTCAAAGCCAAATTCGTCGGCATGAAATTTCTGCAAGCCTACAAGTAAAAATTCCGGTAAAAAGCCGAGCATGTTGTCAATCGCTTCAAGCTCATCTCCCTGTTGTCCCATTCCTACAACTCTTGGGATAATTCTATTTTGATATACCGGTGCATATCCGAATTTAACTGTGTATTCTTTTCCGTTTAATTTAATTTTCATTTTATCTTTCCCTTTCTCCCTAATTTATATA